CTGTTGGAGCAGGAACAAATACAATTGCAACTTCAATAAATGGAAGTAGTTGGACCGGTGTTACTAGTCCTTTTACCACCAGCGGAAACGGCGTGGCATGGAATGGTTCATTGTGGGTTGCTGTTGGAGCAGGAACACAAACAATGGCAACTTCAACAGACAACGGAACTAGTTGGACCGCTGTTGCTAGTCCTTTTAGCACCAGCGGAAACGGTGTGGCATGGAACGGTTCAATATGGGTTGCTGTTGGAGTAGGAACACAAACAATGGCAACTTCAATAACTGGAAGTAGTTGGACTCCTGTTAGTTCAATATTCTCAACACAAGGAAAATGTGTGGCATGGAATGGTTCAATGTGGGTCGCAGGTGGTGACAACAGCAGCGGAAATGGCATAGTCGCATATTCGACAAATGGAACCAGTTGGACCGTTGTAACAACGCCAATAGTAACAGGAACACCGGTAACAAGCTTAGCATGGGTTGGAACAAAATGGGTCGCATTTGGTGGAACTGTTCAATCATATTCACCTGATGGAATTACTTGGACTAACGCCGTTTCATCGCCATTTACAACATCTGGAAACGGTGTGGCATGGAACTCTGGCAAAGGGTCTGTGAAAATAAATGGCGGAGGCGGAACATTATCATTAAATGCATATGGTTCTGGATTAAGTAGTAAATTAGATGTTGTTAGTGGTCAATATTATAATAAAGGTTTCAATAATTTTTCCGTAAACTTTACAACAAATCAATAAAATAAAGTGGTGATAAAGTTAAAAATATAATAATAAGTAAAAATTAACTATTATATTTTTTATATTTTGCTTCTTACTTGAAGATAATGCCCTCAGTCCCGTCTTTCAAAACTTTCAAATACGACTTGAGTTCGCGCATAGAAGGATGACAATTATCATATCCAAACAGTTCTGACCGGAATTTAGACCGGCAGTTGTGAATGCTGTGGAAATTTGGAATGGCATTTGGTGTTGAAAGAATATGAATCACGTTGCGAGAAACGGAATACATTGTAATGCTCAAATCATGTCGCCGCGCGCACATGGACTTTCGCAAATAAAATGCTAGCGAACTTTTCGACGCGAATGTCATGCGAATGTCAGGATGAGCCATTTTTGATTCGCCTCTGCGCCTGCGTGTTCCATTCAAAACATAAGATTTGGTGGTCGCATCATAATAAATGTATGCTCGCCAATCGGTCGTAGTGTATTGACACCATGAATCCAGTGGAAGAAACTCCTCAATAAATAAAACTGGCATTGTTGACATTGGCGGTTCTGCTCCATAAGAATACGCTCCACATTTACCATGTTTGTTTTTATAAGCGCTGCTGACAAACCATTCGCCGATTGCTTGCTTCATCTCCACCGCTTCTACTTCTGCTTCTGCTAATGCCTTTTCTTCCGCCAGTGCCTTTTGCGACTGTGCCTGTACCGATTGCGCTAGCGCATAATTCTTCTCGTACAACTCCTCATCAAAATGAAACTGAGCGTCGTAAGATTGTTTCTTCGGTTGTACGGGTTGTTGTGCGCCGGTATCGACATCGGCAACAACGACATCTTCTTGTTGAAGTTGAACCTCATTTGAAATGACGACTTCTTCATCATTGCTTGCATTAAAATACTTGTTGAAAAACATGGAATAATTAATATACTTGTTATATATAATAAATAAAAACTCTCTCTAAATATTTATTTATTAATAATATTATTATTATTTATAAATGGCGTAGATGGAATTTTATTATGAATAAAATAAAAATTGATTAAATAATATCAAGTAATATACTTAGAAACATTGGTTTGTAAATAAGTAATCAACATTACTTTTGTTTATTCCTTTAAATGAAAATCGAACAACAACACCGACAACATAATAAAGACACCAACGCCAACGCCAACAACACTGGAAAAACAAAAACAACAAAATCTAAATCATTAGGTCCTACTAATAATAGTAGTAACAGCAGTGCTAACATTGACGACGAATGGAATGATTTTTTAATGTTTCGAGGAGAAAGTTGGGAAATGCCTGCCGAAAATAATTCAAATGCTAATGCTAATGTCGGAATTATTAATAATGGCAATAATAATGGAATGAATAACAACGTGGGTATGGGTGTATTTATTAAGAAACAAGAACCCAACCAAAAACAAAAACAATCGCCACATCAGTTCGATTCAAATGACGACTTCGACGACGAATTCAACAACGACAACGACAACGCCGGACCTCATACGCAGAACCAGCGCAATAGTTCTTCTGAATCTGAAGAGATTCCGGTATGTTCACCCATATACATTTCAACAAAAACTAAAATATCGTATTTGAATACTGAAATTGACATCAAAAAAGTATTTTGGGATATTCCGGTTATGCCATATTCAAACCAAATGCAAGGAGTTGTAAAAAAACAGATTAAATTTTCATCCGTCACAAAAGAAGAACTTGCTGAAATTGAGGCATGTGTAAAAATTGAATCTGAAAAAAAAACAGGATTTGTCGAAACGCAAATTATCGAACACATTGATAATCCCGACGGAAGAATAAAATTCAAAGACCAGCGGAAAATAAATATTGGTCTCTGTAAAAAGGATATATTAAACTGCAGGTGTAAAAAGAAACGCGCATTTTTCAATTGCTTTGTTTTAATCATGAGAGTTGAAGACGAAATGTCACCGCCAGATGCGCGCACATTCAAAGAAATGCACATTAAAGTTTTCAATACGGGAAAGTTGGAAGTCCCGGGAATACAAAATGACGCTTCCCTTCAAAATGTTATTGACATTCTAATAACTATATTAAAAAATATTATTGGCGAACATGTTGATTACCAAAGAAACAAATGCGAAACCGTTTTGATTAATTCTAATTTTAATTGTGGGTACTACATTGACCGCGACAAATTATACGACATTCTTAAATACAAGTACCGAATTAATAGCAATTATGATTCTTGTTCATATCCGGGAATTCAATGTAAATTCTTCTATTGCGTTGATAAAACAAGTGAGATGATTCAAAATGGACAGCAGCCCACACCTGCATCCGCGGCGCCCGCATCCACGCTTTTGACAAAAATGATAACAACAAAATTAGAAGATGACGATTCAAAAAAATACATTGAAATATCATTCATGGTTTTTCGAACTGGTAGCGTTCTTATCGTTGGAAAATGTGAAGACTACGTTTTACACGACATTTACGCATTCATTAAAGAATTATTGCGTGTCGAATATTCCAATGTGGGTTCTCATATTATTAACCATGAAGATGCTGTCAAAAAACATGTTCCTAAATTAAGAACAAGAATCATTGTCAACAATATTACTAACAATACTAATATTACTAATGTAAATATATAATTGTAATATTGTTATTGTTACACAACACCACCACTGATAGATACAAAATAATTAATTATATATTTTTTACTATTTTTTTATTAGTGCTGTTGTGCCTGCTGTGGCAAAAAAATCCAATTTATGAATTTCAACGTATTTCCCATTTTCATTCTCTCTTCAAATTCGTGCGAAAAATACTTTATTGTCAATAATGAATTCAGCGATTCAACTCGAATTGCATCGATAGGTCCCAACTTTCTAATTTTTTTAATAAAATACTCAATTGTTTTGATATAATCTTTGTATTTTTCACAATGATTATCAATTGTTTCACCATATGCATTTTTTCTAGAAATAATAACATCACAAAATTGTTTTATATACATTAATTTATTATACAGTAATTCACCATTGTCTGCATGAGTTCCCCCCCCGTTCGATTGTGCGGATGATGCGGATATCTGCGATGAGTAGTATAGTTTATACAACTTGTCATTTACATTTCCAATATTGGTTTGAATTTTATTAATGATTGTTACATTTTTTACTTGAAGTTGTTCAGGTGTTAATTGTGTTAATTCTGTTTCAATTATTTTATTATATAATTCTATCAATATTGAAACAATTTTATTTTTCATTTCTTCGCTTTTTGTTTCATAATAATTTTTTTTGTACTCTTGGTTAATGTCAAATATTGTCTTTTTATAAACAAAAAGCGCTGCATCTTTAGAATTCAATTGCAAATATGTTACGGCATCATCTCCAATTTGTCCGATAAACTCAATGTAATAAGAATACGACTTCTGACAATGATGATAAGTTAAATCTAAATTTTGAGTGAATAATAGTAACATTTTGAAAACATGCGAAATTGTAAACAGTCCTTTTATCAAAATATATTTTAAATATTCTAAATTTTGGTTTTTTATGGTTTCAATTCCAAATAATAAATATTGATTGATTACATTCACATACTTCATGTATATATCCATTTCGTTGTACGACACCGCCAAATCATTTGAATCTTTTTTATAATTTTCAACATTTTGTAATGAATTATCTTTCATCTTTTATTTTTATTTTTATTTGCTAAATCTAAATATAAACGTCGTTATAACAATATAATTATACACATTTTATATAATTATATATTTATACAAATTTAATTATTATAACTCTTCATAACATAACTAACTGTCCAGGTGATTTTATCCGAGAGCATTATTGATGCCCGGTTGAGTATACATTCTACCCACACCACCAGAACTAGACTGATTCTGCTGAAAGATGCCATTCTGTTTCATGTAAAGCAAACCAGAAGTAAATCCATAAGGCACGCAACCGCAATAACCGGCGCGCTGCTGAATTGCAATACTTGCAAATTGACCTCTACCGACAAGCGGAGTCAAACCGCCCATTTTCAACCCATAACTCTTAGCATTATTATTCGTTATGCTTTGTTGATACCTCGCGGCTTTTCCTGCATTCATTAACACCATTTTATTTGTTTATACATTGTCTAAATATTTTATTTTATATTTATATTGAATAATTAAATATTTTAATTAGATTGAGATTATTTAATTATTCAAATACTTTAATTTTTCATGGTCATGGTATATTAATTACTAAAACAACTTAGATTCATATTGCCATTTATATTCAAGTGCCTAACGACAAAAATGACTTCTAAACACGACGAAGACATCATGTACAATGAAAATGGCGGATTGGTCTTCAATCCTTATAATGAAAATAATGTGGAGATTACATTGAGCGAAGTTCAATCTATTCTCCAAAAATACGGTGTTCCTTGTCCAACTGTCTTCAATATCGAACTTTACAAGCGAGCGTTTATACACAAGTCGTACACAAAACGCCCAATCGCTGAAAATGCTAGAGACAATATTACAATCGCCGAAAAACCGGACAATTGTTTGTCTCTAAAGACAAAATCAAATGAACGTCTAGAATTTCTGGGAGACGGAGTTCTGGAATGTATAACAAAATACGTTTTGTATCGTCGTTTTCCTAAAGAGAATGAAGGATTCATGACAGAAAAAAAAATAGCAATTGTTAAGAATGAATCCATTGGAAGAATCGCTTATGAAATGGGACTCCATAAGTGGTTGGTTATTTCAAAGCACGCAGAAGAAAAACATACGCGAACCAATTTGAAAAAATTGGGTTGTTTGTTTGAAGCATTTATAGGTGCGCTTTTTTTAGACTTTAATAAGATTTCCGTCAAAGACGAAGACGATTGGTTCAAGAATATTTTTATTACTGGACCCGGTTTTCAAATGGCGCAGCTGTTCATTGAGAGCGTATTTAATACGCACATTGATTGGGTGAGTTTGATAAAGAATGACGACAATTATAAGAATATTCTTCAAGTCAAAATTCAAAAGGAATTCAAGACGACGCCAGATTATTTTGAGATTTCTCACACGTTGGAAACAGGATACACCATGGGCGTGTATTTGTGTCTCGGACAACAATTTTATGAAGCCGATTACAAAAATGCATACTTGTATTCTGATTTGCGGTCTTTTTCAAAAATAAGGTCAATTGTTGAAACCGAGTCAAAAATTGTGGTATTTTTTGCACAGGGAACACATAAAATTAAGAAAAAGGCGGAACAAATTGCGTGCGAGTTGGCTCTAAACGAACTTTTGAAATATAACTAATTATTGTAATTGTAGTTAATATTTATTTTGTTATTTGGTAAATAAAATATTATACACGGTTGTATATATATACAACATCATGTCAGCGGCGGAAATACCAGAATTTGAATTATTACCACCACCAAAAATTGAATCAAAATCAAATGTAGAATTCGGGTCAATGTTACACGGAAGAACAACACCCAGATACGTAGAAAAACAAAAAGACGAAGACTTTCGTGCCATTGAAAGCGCTAAAAATAAATATCCGAGATATTCTTCAAAAGTTATTTTTTCTCATATACTGGAAGAGAAAGTACCTCTTTACAAATTCAAACAATCGTATTCCGTTCATGATTTATTCACATGGTTTACTATTAAAGAACTAAAAGATTTGAAAACAAAATATGAAAAACAGGGTATTCAAGAAGAAGATGCAACGTTTATGGATGAATTAATAACACGAAAAGAAGAGTATTTAATACATCAAGCCGAGCAACGTGAAAGGGTTAAAACACTTCAAGACAATTTTAAGAAAGAATCTTCATGTGTAACACAAGGAGGAAGAATCAAAAATATTCTTCGGAAAAAAAATAAATCAAATAAAAACAAATCAAAACGAATTAATAAACGAATTAAAAAAAATAAAAGATATTCAAGGAAAACATTAAAAAAATAAAAATTAAATTAAAATAATGAATAAGCAGAAATTGATTTAGCAAAATGTATAACTAATAATATATATAGTATTTAATATTATTATTAGTTAATAGTTAGTAATGGAACCAGAATCATTCAATATTGACGATTACATAAAAGATGGAAAATTAAATTTAACAGAAAAAACATACCGAAAATATGACAAGGAGTTCATTGCAACAAAAATTATTGATAAAATACAAAGTGGCGAGCTGAAATTCCCACATCCACCCGAATATTGCACTCCGAAGTTTAAAGAGGATGCTTTTCAAATACTTAAAAAATATGAACCGGAAGTAGTAAACTCTCGACATTCGAATTATCAACAAAAACTCGGACGAGAAGTGTGGCAAAAAATGAATTTACCTGTCGACGGTTACAAATTAGGATACACGTATATCAATACACAGCCTGGTGACTACGAAGCGGATAAACTGATTGATTGTTTTACAGGACTGCAACGAATGAAATGCAAGCGCGAAGGCAAAGAACTGTCTCCGTTTGCCGCGTGGAACAACAAGGATTACATGAAGCTGGTCGTTGAGAAATATATAGACGAAAAAGAAGATTTAACAAGTTTCAATTTGAGAGAATCATTTTATAAATTAAGCAGTAAACTCCCTGAAAAATATAAAAATATGGAATGTAATTTTTTTAAAGCAACCCTTGCAGCATCCGTGTATCATGCTTTTTTAAGAGATAACACAAAAACGCGTGTCTTGGACATTAGCGCCGGTTGGGGCGACCGCTTACTTGCAGCGTTGGCAAAAAATCTGGATTCTTATTTGGCGTTTGACCCGAATGCGTCGCTGCAACCGGGATACAGAGCCATGATTGATGAATTCATGGAGTCAAAGAAAGACCAGTACAAAGTGATTGATGCGCCATTTGAAAGCGCGGAGGCAATATTGGAAGGACGTGAATTTGATTTGATTTTTACCAGTCCACCCTATTTTGATTTGGAAGTATTTACCACAGAAGGCGAGCAGTCCATTATCACGCATTCCACATTTGATAAATGGATGGTGCATTTTTTATTTAAATCTCTCTACATTGCGTGGAAATCATTGGCACCCGATGGAAACATGGTAATACACATTGACGACTTCAGCAAAGGGACTGAAAAACATCGAATTATTGAACCGATGGTGCTGTTTGTTTGTGGCTGGTGCTCAATTGCGCGTTTTGACGGAGTGGTCGGCGCGAGTGGGTACAATAAGAAAAAGGATTACAAGTCGCCAATGTGGGTTTTTAAAAAAAAGTCGTCAGGACAAGATGACATTCGTTTTTGTAAAGAAATGATGAGAGAAAAATACCCGGCACTAAATGATTTAATTGCAAAAAATAAAGATTCGTTTGTTGCATCTGTTTCGGCAGCATCATCATCAGCAGCCGCACACGAGCTTGACGTGGCTCCCAATTTTGATGCAAAGGGTAAACTGTGTGTTATTCAAAATAACAAGTACAATATCAAAACGAAAAAAGGGTTGACTCCATTTTATATAAATTTGGAACATGTTTTGAAACGCGCAGGATTTACTGTAAAGTTGCTTGAAGATAATTACATTTCAAACATTGAAAAGATTCAAGGTGAAAAACACGAAGCAGAAATGGATGGAGGAGGAAAAAAAGAAGAACGCGCACAATTGATAAAAAAACGTCTTGAAAAAGCGCGTTCAAAAGTTGCGCAGCCGGTGGAGCGGGATATCTTGAGAATAGACCAGGAGGAATCAGAAAGTGAAGGCGAGGAGGGGTTGCCTCGAATCTCATTTGCAGAAGCTGCTAAACAACAGAGAGAGAGAGAAGTAAAAGAACTTGAAGAAATAGAAAAACAACTTGAAAGTTCTGGAAAAGAAGAATTGGAAAACTTGAGTCCAAGTACTGATGACACCCGTGAAACAAGTAAAAGCGAACAGGGCGAAATGAGCGAAATGGAAATGGGCGAACCGGTTGAAGAAATACAAGAAATAAAGGAAACAACACCACCACAATTAGTAGAAATAAAGAAAACACGCGAAAAACAAAAGGTCGACCTTTTGTTGAATTTTGAAGATTTGTTTATTGACAAGTCTGTTCCACGTTTTTTTTCGGGAATGAACCTTGCAGACGCACACGCGTTCTATAAAAAGCTGCAGTCAAATGGAACCGTTATATACCCTCCACCAGATTTTAGCTTTTATACAAATTCAAAAACTTATTCCGTAGACTTGCACGATGCGCCTGAAAACGAGGAGTTTGTTTTACCGCATAGTAAAACATTTTTGTTTTCGTATTCTGGAAAATCCGGTAAAAGCTTTGACCAAACGCGGAAGGAAATGCTTGCATACTTTAAAACTGTGCACGAAAAAACAGACTATGTAATTGTAAAAAATGGATTTTCAGCAGATATGACAGACGTATATTTAGTTCTCTCACAAAAAGCGGCAAGCGAAAATGAATTGCCAAAAGAAATTGAAAAGGCGTTTCCAGAAGATAAAATCTTTGTTATGAATGAAAATGTTTCCGATTTGGTAGACATTTATAGTGACTTTATTCGCGAAAATCATGTTGACCTCGTTGTCATTGCAGAGCCTTATAATAAAATCGTTTCAAGTAGAAAAAATGAATATCGAATGTGGTACTTGGAAGGCAAGTTTGTGGACTATTTTTGTTTTGGAATAGAGAGAGATGATAAAGGTAAAATAAAATTAATTGATAACATTGTGTATAACTCTAAAAATGAAATTCATTTTCAATTGAAAAAACTTACAGACAAGCTATACCAAACTATTTTGAAAAATGTTCGAACCATTCTGAATGATGACGAGTTTATTCCAGTTGCAATGAGATTCGATATGTCATACGCGAGAGATGCAATATTTATGGATAAATATGCAGTGGAAATAAATAATAAAGAAGTAAAAGGAAAAGTTCGATTTTACTGTAATGAAGTTGAAAATATGGACGGCACATTTTATACAAATATTCCCGTATTAAATGAAAATGGTAAACGAACATCTCTCGGGGAAAAATTCGAGAAAGATTTAATTAAACTTCTTACATCTGCCGCATTTTCAAAAATGTCATCAGCAAAAAAGGTGCAAACAGCGTCCCAGTTCAAGAAAATAGTTGACATTATTCGAAAATACACAATGAAGTCTCGTCCATCTGTGTGCAACGGAATAACGCTGAAAAATGTGCAAATACAATTTGGTGAAGAAAAGAAATCATCCGCACCCATTTCTGTCCCTCCACAATCCATTTCAGGAAAAGAACAGCCTTACGAAGAAGAATTACAAGGCGAAGATGAACCACCAGTCGTCGTTGTTCCACCGATTACAGAAGAAGAAGAAGAAGAAGAAAAAGGAGAAGATAAAGAAAAAGGAGCAGAAAAAAAGAAAGATAAAGAGAAACCCGCTAAGAAAATTAAAATTAAAATTTTGAAACAAAAACCATTAGAAAAAGAAAAAGAAGAACCAGTTGCTGATAAAGGCAAAAGTGTGGTTGACCCAGATACGATTATTGGTTCAGTTGCGCTGAGAGAAAGAATGCGCCCTCCTTCAGAAAAAGTAATAGCATCTCCTTATTTTATGAACAACCGTAAAATTTTCGTCAATTTTATTAACAAATTCTTTGCATCAAGGTATAAAGATGTTATTGGAAAAGAAGGACAAATCACTTGTAAACAAATAAGTAATGCAAAAACAGACAGCGCTGCAATGTCACTCTTTCCGCATCAACAAATTGTGAAAGATTATTTAAATTTGTATACTCCGTATCGCGGACTCCTCCTGTTTCACGGACTTGGAAGCGGGAAAACATGCTCGTCAATTGCAATTGCAGAAGGAATAAAAACAGAAAAACAAATTATAATTATGACTCCAGCATCTCTCCAAGCAAACTATAGAAATGACCTTAAAAAATGCGGCGATGAATTTTACAAGAGAAATCAACATTGGGATTTTATTTCTATTAAAGATGTAAATGTTAAAGATAAAGAAGACAAAATTGCGCAGTTGGCAACAATATTAAATATTGATGTTGCCATGATAAAAGAAAATGGCGGCGCCTGGATGATTAACGTGAGCAATTCGAAAAACAATTATCCTGATTTGTCAACTGAAGAACAACAACAACTAGAAGCGCAACTAGATAAAATGATTGAGGCAAAATATAAATTTATTAACTACAACGGTCTCAATAAAAAAAAAATCGCAGAACTCACAAAAGATGGGAAAGTAAACCCGTTTGACAATGCTGTGGTAATTATTGATGAAGCGCACAGAATTGTAAATTCAATAAGCAATCAACTTAAAAATCTTAAACCAACCAAAACAGATGAAAAAAAAGCGAAAACGTACATCTCCATACAACTCTACAAGTATTTGCAGAATGCAGATAATGCCAAAGTAATATTATTAACAGGAACACCAATTATAAACTATCCAAATGAACTGGCTGTCTTATTTAATATATTACGCGGTTACATTAAAACGTGGTCATTTAAATTAACAGTCGATAAAGAACAAAAGTTTGATGAGTCTTCCGTTCTTGCAATGCTGAAAAAATATAACGTGGCAAATTATGATTATGTAAAATATACACCATCTTCTCAAACTGTTACTATAACACGAAATCCGTTTGGGTTTTCACCTGCGTTGAAGGGCAGCGAATATGTCGGAGTCATAAAAAATGTAGCGGGAGACGAATCGAACGAACAATTTATACGGAAAATAAAGCAAATGTTTGACGCTGAACAAATTAAAATCGAAGACCCTGTTATTACAAATTTTACCGCTCTTCCGGATAAATTCGAAGATTTCAAGAATAAGTTTTTGAAAGTAAATCCGGACACGTTTGAAATTGTCGGTGTAAAAGAGTTGCCTATTTTCCAGCGTCGCATTCTCGGTCTAGCATCATATTTTAAAAGTGCGCAAGAACAACTCATGCCACGACTGCTGGCCATTAAACTTGAAACGGTTCCAATGAGCAATATGCAGTACAGCGAATACGTTGATGTTAGAACTGATGAAATAACAAAAACAAAACGGTCTCAAAAAAATAAAAATATGTATGAAGTTTCTTCAAATTCTTATCGCATCTTCTCTCGATTGTGTTGCAATTTTGTTTTTCCTCCTGCTGATGAAACATCTGGAAGACCCGCAAGACCGAAAAAGGAAAAATTAAATGAACAAAATGTGGATGCTTTTTTACTCACAGACGAAGGCGCTGGCGGTCGCAGAGAAGCGCAAACATTCGTTGAAGGCAGCGAAGAAGAAGCAGCAGAAGTTGAATCGGCGATTGATGGCTCTTATAACGACAAAATACGCCAACTATTTGAATACTATGAAAAACATGGAGACGACTTGAAACCTCGCGATGAAGGAGGTCGTTTGAATGAATATAGTCCAAAGTTTTTGAAAATGCTTGAAAATATTACAAATCCGGATAATAAGGGTCTGAGTCTTATTTATAGTCAATTTCGTTCACTGGAAGGAATTGGAATGATGTCACTCGTTTTGAATGCAAACGGATTTGCGCAGTTTAAAATAAAAAAAGATAAAGACGGTGAAGGATGGTTTGTAGACATTGCACCAGAAGACCAGGAAAAGCCCATGTATGCGCTTTATACAGGAACGGAAGACACGGATGAAAAAGAAATCATTAGAAACATATTTAACAGCGACTTTGCATCCACTCCGCAAAACATAAAAGGTTATCTGGAGAGAAGGAAAAAATCATCGGGTAAATTAGAAAATAAATATGGAGAAATCATTAAAGTATTTATGATTACAGCATCAGGCTCAGAGGGAATTAATTTGCGAAATGTGCGTTTTGTTCACGTAACTGAACCTTATTGGAATGCCGTGCGCGTTGAACAAGTTATTGGGCGAGCGCGCCGCATTTGCAGTCATGAAGATTTGCCAGAAGATGAAAAAACTGTGCAAGTGTTTGAATATTTAACTGTATTCTCTCCAGCCCAAAAAGAAACGTTGAATAAAGAACTCAAGTCAACCGACAGCAGTAAAACAACCGACCAGGCGCTGTTTGATATTTCTAAAAAGAAGGAACAAATAAATCGAGAGTTATTGGATGCAGTCAAAAATACATCAATTGATTGCAAAATACACAAGGGAACCAAGTGTTTTGAATTCTTGGGAACTCCAGATTCAAGTTCATTTTCATATGTTCCAAATATTGAACTGGATGAAACAGAAAAGGAACTCGTGGCAAATGTCGCAGTAGAAGAAGAAGAGTTTAAACTGCTTCCTGCAGCGTATAAAGGCGAAAATGGGGAAAGGTTGATTCGTTCGCTTAAAACAAACAAAGTTTATTATAAGGATGATACATTTGAAACTCTTTCTTCAAGTGGAAAACCATTTGATGTAAAAGAGCTTAACCAATATGGTCGGATTGAACAAGTTGGAGAGAAATTGAAAATGTTTAAAAATTAAATTATATATTTTTTATTTTAATATGAGAATAAAAATAAAAATTGATTTTTTCCATCATTGTATCAATCATGGTAGATAAGATACAAGAAACGTCAATATAATGGTCTGGACAATGTGGCAAGGGTGGAATGACGAAAAAAATGAAAGATTGCGTGTTGAAAGGGAACTCAAAAACTTGACGACTCTATTCCACAGGGTTGTAAAAGAACGCGACAGTCTCAAAGAAGAACGTGACGAGCTTGAAGAAGAAAATAAAAGATTGAGAAATAGTTAAAAATATAAATACCATAAAAAGAATACAATTTTTGAATACATTGTGAAATTTAACATAATTATGAACTTATTTTTATTTTTTTTACATCATTGAGAACCATCATGGGCATCATGTTAGTATATCAAAAAACAACAAACTGTTATAAGCATGTGCTGGCGAGCGCATGGTCGAGTGGGAAAACCTTCAGTTCAAGAAATCATCAACTCATACACCAATGAGAACATGGGTTCGAATCTCGACAAGTCCCAAAAAAAAGGCTTCAAACACAACACACAAAAATTGTGTAGAAGTTTAGGGGTAGTTCCAAAAAAAACCTCCTGTAGCTCAGCGGCAGAGCGTCTACAACACCGTCGTCTACTCACCAAGACTTGCAAAAGTCCGAATTTGAAGATGGTTATCGCCTTATAAGCGGAAGGTCACAGGATCGAAACCTGTCGGGAGGATTGATTCATACATCGCACCGGTGCATCAAGGCACTAGAGCACTCTTTAAACCGGCATGGCGCAGCGGCAGCGCGCGCGGCTCATAACCGCGAGGACACTCGATCGAAACGAGTTGCCGGTATCTATCCATCACATCGCACCGGTGCATCAAGGCACTAGAGCACCCTTTAAACCGGCATGGCGCAGCGGGAGCGCGCGGGGCTCATAACTCCGAGGACACTCGATCGAAACGAGTTGCCGGTATCCAATCCATTACATCGCACCGGTGCATCAAGGCACTAGAGCACCCTTTAAACCGGCATGGCGCAGCGGGAGCGCGCGGGGCTCATAACTCCGAGGACACTCGATCGAAACGGGTTGCCGGTATCCATAAAGGGAACCTACGATTCCCCTCTGACCCCTCCATTAAAACAGGCAAGGGGTTAGAGGGGACAGCATGTCCCCTACATCACATCGCACCGGTGCATCAAGGCACTAGAGCAACTTTCATCCCTCGTAGCGCAGTGGAAGCGCGCCGTAAAACACCGTCAGTTACCACCAAGATGTGAAAACATCCGAAAAACAGATGGTTATCGCCTTATGAGCCGGAGGTCACACGATCGAAACGTGTCGGGGGAATATCAAATCAGATTCGCACCGGTGCATCAAGGCACTAGAGCAACATTTAACCGGTATAGCTCAGTGGTAGAGCATCTCAAACACCGTCATCTATCACCTTGACTCGAAAGAGTCCGAATTGAAGATGGTTATCGCCTCATAAGCGGAAGGTCACATGATCGAAACATGTTGCCGGTATACAAGGGAACCTACGGTTGCCCTCTGACCCCTCCATTCAAGTATGGACAAGGGGTTAGAGGGGACAGCATGTCCCCTACATCACATCGCACCGGTGCATCAAGGCACTAGAGCAACACACTTAGCACCCGTAGCTCAGCGGCAGAGCATTACATCGTTCGTCTTTAAACACGACTTAACAAGTCCGACTTGACGAATGGTTATCGCCTCATAAGTGAAAGGTCGCAGGATCGAAACCTGCCGGGTGCAATTCCTACTTTTTATTTTCACCACATCATTTTTATAAATTTTTTCATATATTATATATCTTACCAATATAAATATACGTTTATATATTTATATTAGTACTGGCAACCATCGTAAGATTGTTAAAAATGCAACCTCAAAATCAAAATCAAACATTTTCTCAAGGAAAATTGACAAAATCAGAATGGAATAATATGGAAATTCCAGTTTCTTCTTATGAATTAGATATAATAAAATTAATCAAAGATAGTTATCATGATGTTCAAAAAAAATATAATAAAAATGTTTCCATGATTGGAGTATTAAAAACATCTTCTTATGAAGAAATGCATACACATTTGTATAAAAAATATTTTGAGGAAACTGTAAATGAAATGATTAAAAAACATAAAATAGCAGCTGTATCCGTATGTCATTCGGCGACGACGACGGATAATGTAAAAAGTAAAAATGTAAAACAAGGACAAGGGTCCATAAAAAAAATAGACGCAATTCGAATTGAAAATAATGAAGATGGAATTAATCTTAAAACAGTTTATGAATTTACCATTTTAAGAATATGCAAACTATTACTTGATAAAAAAGCAATTTGGAATAAATACAAACAAGAGAAAAGCGATAAAAATGAAAGCAGCGAAAGCGAAAGCAGTAATGGTAACAGTGACAGCGATGACGACGATGACAACGGAAATGATGTTTCAAGCTGTAGCTGGATGTCTTATTATTATGCACTCATGGTGAATTTGAAAAATCATATTGACCACGTAAACACACACGTTGTTGCATTTGTCAAACACTTGCTTGAACTGTGTGAAAATGACTTGGACGTGTTTCATTTTATAAAATATTCTGAATACTATATTGAAAAAAATCACTTGTGCACAAAATATCAAGACGTTGGATTATATGAACACCAAAAACAAATATTTACGTATTGCAAAGTGCCAAATCCAAAGCTAATTTTATATATTGCACCAACAGGAACCGGAAAAACGCTTACGCCAATCGGTTTATCAGAAAAACACAAAATAATATTCGTTTGCGCAGCTCGCCATGTTGGACTCGCGCTCGCCAAGTCGGCAATATCAATTCAGAAGCGGATTGCATTCGCGTTCGGGTGCAGAAGCGTTGATGATATACGACTGCATTATTTTGCAGTCAAGGAAGCAACAAGAGATTGGAAAACTGGAGGAATACGAAAGGTGGACAACAGCGTTGGAGACAATGTCGAAATCATCATTAGTGACATTCAGTCCTATTTGCACGCAATGTTTTACATGAACGCGTTTAATAAACCTGAAGATATCATACTTTTTTGGGATGAACCGACAATTACAATGGACAATCAAACACACGAGTATCATGAACTTATTCACAAAAATTGGAAACAGAATATTATCCCCAATGTAATCCTTTCATCTGCAACGCTTCCGCACGAAAGGGAGCTGCAAACGACAATCGCAGATTTTAAAACCCGTTTTCCAAAGGGTGATGTTTTTAGCATTGTAAGTCACGACTGCTGCAAATCAATTCCAATTGTAAACAAGGGCGGTTGCGTTCAACTTCCGCACACACTTTTTTCGGAATACTCTGATGTGCTCAGCAGCGTTGCTCATTGTGAAAAAAATAAAACGTTGCTGCGATATTTCGGAATTAATAAAATAAGTGAATTCGTTTCATTTGTAAATAAGAATGAACTGTATTCAAATTCAAGATACAGTATTTTAAGATATTTTTCATCTTTCAATGAAATCACACTTATTAGCATTAAAATTTATTATTTGATTCTTCTTAAAAATATAAAACAAGACCCTGCAGTTTGGAAACAAATATATGAGCATTTTCATTCCGGCGAAGGTGCTGATAATCTGTATGAATCCACCGGATATGTAACCACATCAGATGCACACACGCTTACTGACGGACCCACAATTTTCTTGACAAATGATGTTGAAAAAATAGCGAGTTTTTGCCTTCAAACTGCGCAAATACCGGCGCAGCTTATTGACGACATTATGGGCACAATTCAACACAATAATAAGTTATGCGAACAAATTGAATGCGTCGAAAAACGTATTGAAGATTTGCTGAATGATGCGGAAAAAAAAACAGCTGGAGCGGCGGCGGGTGGAGGAGACGGGGCTTCAAAAAAAACAGAAAAGAAATCAACCAAGTTTTTCGATAAAAAAATGGATGCTGGTGAAATTAGAGAACTGAATAATAAGTTGCAAGCGCTGAATGACCAAGTGAAGCGAGCGGCGCTCAATGATTTATTCGTGCCGAATCGACCTGCTCATTTGAAAAGATGGCACGACGATGCAAGTGCAACTCAAAACAAAAATAACAAGCCATGGTGTTGCGATATTGAAGACACGTATGTGGAAAAAATCATGTTGTTAGGCATTGAATCTCACTGGAAAATTCTGCTTTTAATGGGCATTGGCGCAATTACAGACCACAAAAATGCAAAATACAATGAAATTATAAAAGAGCTTGCACAAGACCAAAAGCTGTTTTTAATTATTGCATCTTCTGACTACATCTATGGAACAAATTATCAGTTTTGTCACGGATACATTAGCCGCGATTTACACGACATGACGCAGGAAAAAACAATTCAGGCAATGGGACGTGTCGGCAGAAACAGCATTCAACAAGACTATACCATTCGATTTCGAGATGACGACTTGATTAAAAAATTGTTTTTACCTTCTACCAATAAACTTGAAGCGGATAACATGAACAAGCTCTTCTCTTCTGCATAGCATAACAGGTGTCCTGTTTGCCAACACAAATAATATATGCAAACCCATATAAAGAGTCTGACACAATTAATATAGCATAGGAACACAAAAACAAGTACTCCCAAACCCATACACAATGAGTTCTGCCGATTCTGAATCAAAACCATTGCTGGCTACTACTACGCCGGCTCAAAAAATTACAAAAGGTGATGTTGTAAATAAATTCAAAGAATTGCATAAAAAATATTATGTTGAAAGAGGATACATGATTCACACTGTGAGTGATGTATTTTCAAAACAATTTTGCGAAATGCACGCCAAAACTGGACTTGAATGGAATGTGGAATATAACCAATATGCAGAGACACGCGTCCGTGTCGTAGAAATAAAAACCTTTGTGTTCGGAAAGCCCATTCTTGTGGCGCTGGAGCGCCCAATCAAACAAGTGCACCGTTCAGAATTTGAATATCATTTTGGATTTGGTGGACACTGTAAGGGGTACAGTGACACGAGACTAATCGCCCGATTTCTAGGTCAGTTTGATAAAGAATTAAACTATGAAGAACTCTTGAATCCCGCTGTTGAAGAAAATGCAACACCAATTGATGAAACCTATATAAAAAATGTGCTCAAGCTCTTTATTATGGGAGGCTACATTAAATACTGGAAAGCGTATTATGAGTTCAGAGACTGGTTCATGGAAAACACGGATGAAAGCATTCGACAGGAGTTGTCGCTGGCATTGTCTCGTTCGAATTTTGAGGAAGATTTTTCAACTGGTCCAGAAATCGACAGAATGACAAAGTCCATTTTTGAAGACTATGAACTGCGGTTGAGTCATCCATTCTAGATTTTGAATCGATTGGGTTGGTGGATATTAAATAAAAAACAAATATAAAAACAAAAAAACAAATGATATAAATTAAATGACAAATCGTCTAATAGATGGAGTATTTGTGTGTGTTTGTATTTCCTTTTTATTTTTGAAGATGCATTGTGTTTATCAAATACTTATAGCGTGATGCGGTGTTATTTTTAATATAATTGAATGCAATGCATAATTATATTAAAATAATTAAAATAAAATTATAACTGTATTTTTTTGTTACGAAAATCCGGTTTAATTGCTGTAAGCAAGACCACCCATACCACTCATTACGCGGAGAACGTTGTAGTTGGTGGCATAAACACGAACTTTGGCAGTCTTGGTTCCCTCAACGGTGGCGTTGGAAAGAACAAGCTGAAGAGTTGCATTGTCAATGCGGGAGAAGTTGCACGATCCTGAGGGTTGGTGCTCTTCCGGCCTCAACGCGAATGAGTACACGTTGATACCGGTGTCGGGAGTGCGGGTGTGGTGCTGGTAGGGCTGAACGAGGTCGAAGTAAGTTCCTTCACGCTCAGAGAAGCGGTCCTGACCGTTGAGCTGGAGTTTGGCAGTCACAACAGGGTTCTGACCCCAGCAATGCAGGGGAAGAGAGGTCTCGGCCAGAACAAAGGTGCCAGCATCGGATACACCAGAGTTGAGACCGCTGTTGAAGTTGGGTTCACTGTAAGCACCACCATGGTTCAATGTAGGACTAGTAGTCCACCACTGGTCAGTGGTGGGAATGTTTTCATCACCAGCACCGGCGTCGTAGAAGAGACCGGAAGCATCAATGTACTGTTCAACGGCATCAGGACCTCCAAATGCGTGAATCGCGTTGGGAAGGGCATCAACTGCGTCAGTGTAGTTGAAGGGCTGAGCGCCGAGAAGACGGTAGAGAAGCTGGTTGCAATCCAGAGATGAACAATAGTCGACGTTCTGATCGGGCTGAACGACCCAAATGAGTTCTTTCACGGGGTGATTAAAGTTGAGTTTAATCTTGTTGGAAGAGGAACCAACGGATTCATCACCAGTGAACTGCAGCTGTTCGATGAGGTACTCATGGGGGTTCTGAGCCATGCGCCTGCGCTCATCAGTGTCCAAAAACACGTAGTCGACATACAAGGATGCGGCAACGAGGGACTGGTTATAAGCGGCAGTAACACGACCACCTTCAGCGGCGCAGTTGGCAGCGTTCAAAGAACCAACAGCCCACAGACACTCGTCAATGGGGCGAATATCGAGGTTAATCTTGACTTCGTGGTATTGAAGAGCGATAAGGGGGAGGGCAAGACCGGGGTTGCGGCAGTACCAGAACTGAAAGGGCACATAGAGAGTGGTTTCAGGGAGGGCATTGCGGGGAGCGCAAACTTGACGAGGGGCGCTGCTCTGACAAGGACCGTCAACATCATTGAATGAAGGGTCGGTAATAAAGGTGAGTTCGGTGGTGTTTCCAACCATTCCGTAGTAACCAGCGGTCTGGTCAACGGGCAAGGTGAGATTATTCCAGATGTGCATCCAGTCACCGTACTGGCGGTCAATGCGCTGACCACCGATTTCAACTTCAACCTGGGAAATGAGCTGTTCACCAGGGAAATCGAGCCAACGGGCATAAACACCGGTGTGTGCCGTGGCAGCGACCTGGTTCCTCATGCTCTGGTTAATTTCAGGAAGAGTCACCTGAAGGTAAGTGCGGTATGCAAGATCGCCGTTGCGGCTAATAGTGCAAGTCACGCGACGACCAAAATCAGCCTGTCCGTTAAAAGTCTGTTCAATAGACTCCATTGCAAAGTTGGTGTGACGTTTGTAAGATACTTTCCAGAAAGTAATCTGAGGGTTTCCCGTCAGATAAACATCCTGGGCGCCATAGGCTACAAGTTGCATTAATCCTCCTGCCATTTTATGTTGTTATAATATTGCTAAAGAAAAAAATTTTACGTTTTTTGTTTAATTTAATTAAATTAATTCATTTAATTAAATTCGACTGTGAAAAATAATCAAATACGTGCGATAAAAACCATTGCATTCAAAAACACCTAAACAAAAAAATAATGTAAGTTGAATAAAAAATCATTTTGTAAAATCATTTTGTAAAATCATTAAAATGCAAAATTATCTAATAAAAATTCTTTCAAAAAACCGGCTTCATAAACACGTTTGTCGCCCTTGTGCCTTTTCGAACAAAAATATTTGTTGCCTATTTTTTTCAGTTTCCATTCATTTTCTAAAGCATTGTATATAAAATTCCTTAAACAACTATCGGATAATTTTAGATTTGTTTTATGTCTATTTTCACATTTTTCATTTGAAAATTCTTCTTCATCTCCATGTTCTTCTTTCAAATACTTTTTCAATCTTATTAATTTCATTTTCACATCTCGTCCTGTATTTTTCTTTAAAATATATTCCTTTTCTTTTTCGTTTTTCCCAACATTTTTTCCAATATAGTTTACATTTTTTTTGATTGTCCAATTATTTTCTAAATGTTTTATTAAAACATTCATTTCACGACATTCAAAATTGTCATTACTGCTGTCATTTTTTGAGAGATGGTTTACAATGCACGTGGTGTCTTTCTCCTCTGATTTATCGTGTGTCTTATCCGCCATGATATTATTTTATTAAATCTAATTTATTTATTTTGTTTGTAAAAGTTATTTGGTTAGGGTTGGTTATGGTTAAATGAGAAAATCTTACTCGACATTTGCCGATTTTAATAAATTAATGAAAAATAATAACAAAATAATTTTTTTTTCTTCTAAAATTTAGAATTCATGGAATTCGAAAATTGGAATAAAATAATATATATACAAATTTCTTATTAAAGTTTTTTAATGTAATATTATATATCGAAATAGTTATCATATTATTTTTTGTATTTTTATTTTTCATGCCATCGTTCAAATATAAAACAAATAAAAAAATTATAGTAGATGACAAAAGTATTACGACTTTAGATAACCGACACAGAGAAATGCAGTTGTATTTTTCAAATGTCGAAAACGTCATTATTCCCAGTCTTTTAAATGAAAAAAAAAATCTACAAAAATTATTTGACAAAAATGATAATAATAATAATGACAATGACAATGAGAGCAGTGGAAGTAATGGAATAAAAAATGAAAATAAAATCAAAGTCCCAATTGAAAAACAACTTGAAATAAAAGACAGATTGGCTGAAATTAAAATTGAACTCCGCACTCATAAAAGTAATATAAAACAATACTATTTGAATAATTCCAAATACATTTTTGATTATTTTGAAAATAAAAAGGAAATTTCAAATGGAAATAATAAAACAAAAATTTTAAATTCATTTTTTAAAATCGATACTTCTACGGAACGTGTGAATGAATTGACATCAATGAATGATAATAATGTAAAAAAATTTTTATCAAATATTGACCAGTCATTTATCAACGTGAATGATTTCATTTTTCAGACCGGGACTTGTCAGCATTGCAACAACGGCGAACTTATTCCGGTAGAACATGAAGGCATTCTCGTGTGCAACAACTGTTCCAAATATGTTGCATACTTGATTGAAAATGAAAAACCGTCGTACAAGGAGCCACCCAAAGAGGCATGTTTTTATGCTTACAAGCGTATCAATCATTTCAAAGAAATTATGGCGCAGTTTCAAGCGAAGGAAACCACGCAAATTCCACCAGAAGTTATTGACAATATTAAATTACAAATTAAAAAAGAGAGAATAAGTCTCTCCAAGTTTACAAATTCAAAAGCAAAAGATATTCTAAAAAAACTCGGCTACAATAAATTTTATGAACACATTCCTTTCATAAAAGATAAACTCGGAATTAAACCGCCCACAATGACGCCCAATTTAGAAGAACTGTTGTGCAATCTCTTTATGGAAATTCAGGGACCTTATGCCAAGTTTTGTCCGGATGACCGCGTCAATTTTTTAAATTATTATTATACCATTTATAAACTGTGCGAATTAATCGGACAAACACAATTCCTTCCTTATTTTCCCTTGCTTAAAGACCGTGAGAAACAAATCGAGCAAGATGAAATATGGAAAAAAATATGCTTTGAACTGAACTGGGAGTTTATACCGACACAATAGTAATCATGTTGTACAATTAAACTTGAAAATATTTTTTTTATAATATATATATATTACGATAAGTACATAGTTTCAGCACATTATGTCAGCGGCAGAAGATATATCAATAGCAGAAGAAGAAGAAAATTGTGACTCGATAAAATGGTTTGCCTCAATATCAAAAAAAAAAATGAATATAGAAACTTCCTCATTGGATGATTTCATTCGAATGTTAAATATATTTATGACAGTTGATATTGAGAAATGTGATTCTTTTTTTACTTCTGTATCAAATAACATATTTAAAACTTTTTATCTTTTACTTAAAAAATTTGTCAGTGAACAGAATGTACAGATGCAAAATATTGAGCGACATATGTATAAAGTTCAGAATATTAGAGGATATTATCTTATGCGTATTGGAGAAATGTTTACATTTTTAAGACAAGCAGATGATGATAGAACATCAGGAAAAAGTAACAGTGAAATAAAAGAAGATTTTTTTCATAGATTTTCAAGAGACAATATACTCGCTAAGAATATATATAATTTAGTAAAATGGAAAAAAACACAAAAAGAGCTTACAAGTGATGATATGTTATATTTAGCTATTACTGGTGCACAAATGGGAGGAAAAAATAAACGTAAAAAAAATGTTAGAAGTGGGAGTAGGAGTAGGGGTAGGAATAGTCATCGTAAAATGAATCATAAACAAAATAAAAATAAATCGCGACGGGCATTACATATAAAAAAAAAGCAGTAATTTATACTGGTTTGCTCCAAGGAAATTGTTCAGCTTCTAGTATATTAATATATTATATTAATATATTAATCAAATTATAATAATGAATGCGTTAAACTTGGATTTTAATATAATAAATCCTCTTTTTATTTTCTTTGTGACTTTGGGTGGAAACTTTGTTGCACCGCTCTTTCCATGTCAAGTTCAAAGGCTTTTCACAGAAAATATTTACTATAAGCATTTTCTCGCATTTTTTATTTTATTTTTTGCAATCGTACTTTCTTCAGAAAAGTCTGAAAAAATAACCAGTGTTGTATTTTCTAAAGCGATTGTATTATACTGTCTATTTATCATTTTAACGCGAATGGATAAAAATTTCTTCTTGCTATTTTTCATTATTTTATGCGTAAAATTTGTTGTTGTTAATGAAATTACAAATACTACTGATAAGAAACTAAAAGAGAAGTATAGTAAGGTTGATAATCTTTTAGGTTACCTGCTAATATGTATTGGCATTATTGGATTCGTGTTATACTATGGAGAGAAGAAGTTCGAATATGGAAAACGCTTCAACTATCTCACATTTTTGTTAGGAAAACCAGTGTGTCGCGAATATGTTATTCCAACAAAATATGCGCGCAACCTGTCATACGTGTTGAAAAAACATTAAAAGTATTTTTGTGAAAGTATTTGCGCGTATAACAATATAATAATTAATTACTTAATAATATTAAATATACTTTTCGATAATATTTAATATTACAAATACTTTTATATATTTTATGAATACAAATACGAATACAAATACGAATACAAATACGAATACAAATACGAATACAAATATAGTAAACATAAATACAGTAAATGCAACTTCCAATTCTGAAACAAAAAAGTTGAAAATACATTGCGACATTAAAGAAAAATTAGATTACTTTATAAAACAAAAAAAAATTCCCAATATTATTTTCCACGGTGCATCCGGGTGCGGAAAAAATGTTCTTGTAACCGAATTTATCAACAATGTGTATAATGGAAACAAATCAGCGATACAAAATTATGTCATGAATGTAAATTGTGCTCACGGAAAAGGCATTCGGTTCATTCGAGAAGAATTAAAATTTTTTTCAAAAACAAACGTTGATTTGAAAGATGGAGACATCTTTAAGACGGTTGTCCTTTTGAACGCAGACAAACTCACAATTGATGCTCAATCTGCTTTAAGACGCTGCATTGAACTCTTTAGTCGTTCTACACGATTTTTCATCATTGTTGAAGATAAATATAAATTACTTAAACCAATCTTGTCAAGATTTTGCGAAATATATGTTCCAGAACCCATTATAAATAATTGTGTAACAAATTTACACACATACAATTTGAATAACATCTACACTTTCAAAGAAACTGACACGACCCGCAGATTATATTTAAAAACTATTTTAACTACAATAATAAAAAAATATGATAATGTTTGCTTGGAAATACAACAGTTGGCATCGCCTAATGTGCTTCAAACCAAAAAACAACGTGTCGTTTCGGATTGCATGTCGTTGATTACAAAATTATATAATAAGGCATTTTGCAGTGTTGATTTACTTTATTACATTGAGCATAACTCTAAAATGGATGACTTGAAAAAATATGAGTATTTAATTACATTTCAAAAAATAAAGAGAGAATTTAGAAATGAAAAATTATTAATGTTGTTTATTTTATATTTTTTAATATTTCGTAGCGATTTGACTTTAGAAAATATATCCTTCATGTAAAGCAAGTTTTAAACATTTCTGGGAATGGACGATTTTGTGCTTGGAAATTTGCAAGAGTCGCGAAATGAGTTTTGCGCACGTCTTATTAACATCTTAACGCCACACGTGATATTTGGCTTGAAATCTATTTTTGATGAAGCATGGAGACTCTGCATTGATAATGACGAGGCGCCAAAATACTTGATGACATTCCAAAACTTTTTAATGCGTGTTCCAAAATGGAATGCCGCAATTATAGAACAAGAGGCAACGCGCATTGTGGAACGAAGTGGGTGCGGTCACATTGAAGAGCTTATTACGTGTGTCCACATTGTTCAGCTTAAAATGCTCACGTGCATGCGAGCCGGAAGTAAACAAAAAAAAATCGACATCGCTATACCCAAGTTGTCTGATTTTATTCACAAGGTTTACATTAATTCTGCAAGAAAGGTGTATTCAAATGTGTTTCTATTTGAAAAAAGCAAACAGCATTTGCAAATTCAAAAACACAACCGTCAGCTCGAAATTATTGTGAAAGAATGCATTCTCAATACGGTGCGCGAAAGCATCCCTATAGAGCATCTGTTAAAAGTCTACATGGAAGATGAATTCATTGAAGAAGACACGGAAGTGATTGACACGGAAGAAATTATATCACAGGACCCAGTAATTGAAGAAGAAGATGAAGCACAGCAACAGCAAGAAGAAGAAGCTGTCGTTGATAACAATGTGATTTCGGAAGCGGAAGACAATGTGACAAAGCGCCAAACAATCACATTTGACGACATTGACAGAGTAAGGGTTTTAGGCTCTGATTCAGAACAGCATGCAGAAGAATTTGTAAATGCTCCAAAAACTTTAGAGAGACTGGAAGAAATAAGCATTCGAAATTTTGCAAAACGCAAAGAGGAAGAAGACGGTTATGACGACGACGATGGTGAAACTGAGGACACGCTGCGCATCGGCGACCCTGTAAGTCTTGGAGATTTAGACGTGGATGAATTTTCATTTGATTCGTAAAAAAAGTAATTAATATATGAATTTATAGAGTATAAAAGCAGAAATGGATAATATATTTGTAGTTGGGTGTGTTATATCTACCGTATTTTTTTTAGCAAAATTTTTAGAAATGCGATTTTCTGTTGAAGAACCCAGACCTCTTAAATACTTGATGCGCGACACTGTGGTTGTTTATGCCAGTTGCATTATTGGTTACTATTTGCTCCTGCAATTTCAATCAGAAGTTTCGAGCGGTGGCGGTTCAATTGAAGTCTTTACTGACAATCCTGGTTTCTAGTTTCAATTCAATTCATATTGTTTAGAGCGTGAAACAGTTTAAGTTTTAATTTTGTAGCATTTTCATTAAAACTTAGAATTCGAGCATTATTTGTGTGGTATATTGAGCCAATTTTGTCATTCATCATGATTGACTTGTAGTTGTCATTTTTCCAATCTGTGAAACTCCTTAGTAATTTTTTGAAAATCTTATTCACAAACTGAACCAACAATTCTTCATCTGTTAATTTCGTCCAGTTTTTAGAAATATATATCAAAATATCACTTTTTGACCCTTTTATTGAACAAATTGGGACATATTCAAATGATTTTTTTTTCAAATCATCTACAACAAAACTGCATGCCCAGTCCACAACGTCTTTTGATTTAAATAATTTTTCCAATTCTTCGCTACTTATTTCCAGCTTGTCTACCCATTCTACAAAATCACAATTGCACCCGCGACATGATGATGGCGACTGTTGTTGTTGTGACTCTTGTTGTTGTGACTGTTGAATAAAATACTGAAATTGTGTTTTTAAATCCATAAGCTCTTTTTTTAGATTCGCAATGTCGTCTTTCAAATTAAATATTTCTATGTTACGCGCGTCCTCTTTTTCCTTCTCATCATTTGGCACATTTACATTTGGCACATTTACATTTGGCACAACTGGTGGTGGTGGCGACGGTGGTGGCACAAACTCCGATTTCGGTTTCGGTTTTGGTATTATTTTAATTTTTTTCATAACATGAAATCTGTAAATACTCGTTATCAATATATTGAATTTAAAATCAATTTTAAATTAAACCTGTAAAATAAAATATATTATTATATCATCTGCTATTATTTTAATATAATTTTTTAATAATTAATTATGAATAAAGTTGTATTAGTAACTATTTTTTTCATCGTATTTGTTATTTTAGAGGCACTTGTTTATTATATATACAAAAATAAACAAATAATAAAAGAATCATTCGTTGAATCGTACCAAGGCTCAGACGTAAATTATGAAAGTTGCATAAAGAGCGGATATCCACAAACATGGTGTTTAAGTATTCAAGACCCGTATAGCATTGTAGACCCGGATTCTACTTTGGAAAAATGTGTTGATAAACCGAAAAGAAACATCAAACAGCAGAGAGAATAAATCGTTATAAAATATATTAAAACAATATAAACCAAAAAATTATATACTATAAAGAATTATAAAATAAATATAATGAAAAAAAAAATCATTAAAGAAAATGAAAACAATGATGTTAACGCAATCGCTAGTGTTGATGCCAGTGTCATCACGAATACTGTTGTTATTGTCGAAAATGTAGAAACACCATCACTAGTTGAAAAAAAAAAGAGGGGGAGAAAAAAACTTATTAAACCAGATTTGTCGAATGCTACAAATTCAGTTATTATTTCCGGAGACAATTCAAGTCACGCGGACACAAGCGCTGCTCCACCTGTTGTTGTCCACAAAAAAAGAGGAAGAAAGCCGAGGGGTGGTAAAATAATACAAGAAAATCTTGTGCATAACAATAATGTCCCCGAGCTTCCAAATATTATACTTCATTTAAAATGTGTAACGTCGGATTTGAATGCTTCAAATGGCGGTGGAAGCATCATCGGCTCATCAGACACACTGGCAATTAAACATGACAATGAAATCATGTGCTACAATGACCAAACTGTGTGTGGGTCAGAAGTTTGTAACTATACCGACTCCTCATCTACAGACTCTGTTGATTCCGATTCACCCATCACGACAACAATGAAAGATTATGAAGCTAATAATAATAATAATAAGATTAACACCTTTTATGACCCTTCCACATTTACCAACTGTTGTTCAGAAGCTTCAACGTGTGACGCGTCGTCCTCTACACAGTTATTTACTGAGTGGAAAGATAAACACAAACATAGTTATCAACATGATGATTCAGTCGGAGACTCTGAAAATAACGCAACAATGAAAGACATATGGAAGAAAATAGCTCAACTTAAAATAAATTATAATAAAAATGATACATTTCAAATAATTGGGTCACATCGTTCAGCATGTTTTTGGTGCACGTGCGATTTTGACACACCTGCAATTTACATTCCCAAATTAATGGTTAAAGACACATGCAATGTTTACGGGTGTTTTTGTCACCCGGAATGTGCCGTCGCATTTCTTATGAATGAAAATATTGACACGTCGACAAAATTTGAACGCTACCATCTTTTGAATTCCATGTACGGTCCTATATACAATTACGATAAAAGTATTAAACCGGCTCCAAACCCGTACTATTTACTTAACAAATTTTACGGAAACCTCAGCATCATAGAATATCGAAAATTATTTAAAAGCGAACAGCTTATTTACATGGTGAATAAACCGCTTACTCACATTTTGCCCGAACTTTATGAAGATAATAATGACTTTCTGGTTGGAAATAAAATCATTCAAAACAATAATATTCGTAAAAATCAATTGAAAAAAAAATCAAATAAAACGAATATTATCAACGAAGTTTTTGGTGTAAAATAAATTAATCAATCTTTTCTTTTAATATAATATTCTTATTCTTTATAATGCAGCTATCATAATTTTCACAGTTATCAGCGTTACACTCAACGCACCTTTCATTGCAAACCTCAAGGTCGGTGCATGGTTTTTCTTTTTCTTTTTCAACACTTTTTACATTTGCATTTGCAGCGATTACTTGTTTGCGTTTTATTAACTCATTCATTTGTTCCATTTTCTTAGCCTTTTCTTGTTGCATGCGATAGTTATTTGAACCCTTGTCCATAATATCACGAATTACAGAATATACTTTTTGATTTTTTGTTTTCTTCAAGTTCTGGTCTTCTTTTGGCGTAATGCCTAGGTAATCGCTTACAACTTTCACAACATCATTGCTACATGCTTCTAGTTTTTCAAGTGCTTCACATTCATCATAATTTGTTTGAGAGACAATAAATTGAATTTGCTGTTTTCGTCTATATTCCAATTTCTGTTTTACTGTTTCCATTAGTCTGGTATTCAAATCTACTTGGTCCTCATAGTTCATTGTATATCTATGTTGATTTCGCTATCAATATATATATACTACATTAAATATTTTCTAAATCATATTAAACGAATATTTATATTACATATAACGGAACAACAAATACAACGCAGGAAAACACAATTGAAAATGGAAAACCAAAGAAATCAAGAATATCAAGAAAAAATAACAACAACTGTCGACGTTCGTGGTATTAAAATTGACATTTCATCTGTTTTGAAAGATGTAACAACTTCTATTAAAAATAATTTGAAAACATCATTTGATGACGTATTCAAAGACTATGAGTTATACAAATCCACACATGATGCACTACTTCAAATTCCGTTTATCAAAGATTTATATACTAAAAATTCGGAATTATCTTTACAAGTGAAAATATTGACACATCATGAAGATGCGAAACAGGAACAAGAACTCTGCGAAGAAGATGACCGGGAAGAACCAACAATCACGTTGAATATTCATGAATCTTTCATTCCAAATAATAATAATGATAATGATGACGCGCCTGCTGAGTTTTTAAAAACAAATAAAACGAATAAGAAACAATCTGAAAATGATTTTGAATTGGAAATTGAAGACTCTGAATCCGAGGAATCCGATGAAAAATCTGAAAAAGAAGCTGAATCGGAAGAAGCTGAATCGGAAGAAGCTGAATCTGAAGCTGAATCTGAAGCTGAATCTGAAGCTGAATCTGAAGCTGAATCTGAAGCTGAATCTGAAGCTGAATCTGAAGCTGAATCTGAAGCTGAAGCTGAAGCTGAAGCTGAAGCTGAAGAAGAAAATGAATCCGAGGAAGAAGTAGAGGAAGCCGAGGAAGAAGAGGAAGAAGTAGAGGAAGCCGAGGAAGAAGAGGAAGAAGTAGAGGAAGCCGAGGAAGAAGAGGAAGAAGTAGAGGAAGCCGAAGAAGCCAAGGAAGAAGAAGTAGAGGAAGCCGAAGAAGCCAAGGAAGAAGAAGTAGAGGAAGCCAAGGAAGAAGAAGTAGAGGAAGCCGAAGAAGCCAAGGAAGAAGAAGTAGAGGAAGCCAAGGAAGAAGAAGAAGAAACCGAGGAAGAAGAAGAAGTTTTCGAAGTTGTTATTAAAAATGTTACATATTACACAACAAATGAAGAAAATGGCGACATTTATTCTTGCGTAAATGATGAAGTTGGAGACATTGTTGGAAAATTTAAAAATGGAAAACCTTCCTTTTCAAAACGCAAATAAAGGGAGGGGACCACCTTCAGCAAGAGGATAATAATATACCATTTTTTATACTGACAAAATTTTTCTCTATTTTTTTATTATTTTATTGAGTATATTTTATATATTATATATATAATATATAATAATACATTTATTAAGTTCACCTTTATAAAAATGATTTTTCAATACATTTGTCCGCCAGCATCATTATATTTAGCCTTTTCAATCATTCAAATACTTATTGATATGTTTAGAGGCGAATTAGATACTGCATTTTTGAAATTTCTTGTAATGATAATTTTTACAATTGCGCTCAACATGTTGTGCGCATCAGGACTTGGAATTATATCGTGGTTCATTGTGTTTATACCGTTTATTTTAATGACGTACATTACAACCATTCTTGTATTTGTATTCGGAATTCCAAAAACATCAGATTTAAGACCTGAACGACGACGACCTGAACGTAAACCTCGAAACGAGCACAACCACGATTGGTGGAAACACCACGAACATATTGGCGGATGCGCCGGAACGCGTTTCGGGTGTTGCGACGACGGAGAAACCGCGAAAAAAAATTACTACGGTTCAAATTGTCCATCGTCACCTCGTCCCCATCATCATAAAGACATCATTGGCGGGTGCGCAGGAACACGTTACGGATGTTGCCCAGATAAAAAAACTGCAAAAAAAGACGATAAAGGAAGCAACTGTTGCGCTACATCAAAGTACGGATGTTGTAATGATGGAATATCAACCCAACCGTGTCCCAGCGGAACGTCTCCTGTGTTGGACCCCGAAAATTCATTGACTTCAGAAAAACTTGCCGGTGGCTGTTCAAAAAAAAAATACGGCTGCTGTTCTGATGGAAGTGCTGCCGTTGCAAAACCGTGTGGAGTTTTGAATCCAGTAATTTAATTTTTTTATTTATTTCATTTACCGTAAATAATAATAATTATTATATTATTATTTACGTAAATCACATAAACATTTATATATAATATATTATATTATTATATATTATATTTTTTTACATAAATTCATATACTTAGTTTTACATGGTTATTATTCAATACGAAGTCAATAACGAATATATTCCAAACTCAAACTCAAACAATGAATATGTATGCGTATGCGGAGAGACGACCACAGGACCTGAAATCAATTTGAAATTGTTATTTACAATAACAACGGGTTATATGATTTATTCTTTTTCAAAAAATAATGCATTTCCTCAAACAATGATGCTACTCACTTATAAAGCCGCATTGGTATATACAAAAATGCACAGAGCATATAATAATTTAATAACCTACTTTGATAACATGATTAACCGAAATAATAAACACATTACTAATAATAATGATAATAATGATGATGAATCAGAATCATCCTCTACAGATTCTTATACAGATTATGAAATTAGAGTAATCAAAAATGGAATAAAATGCGAACAGTTTGAAACAATGAAAATATTCAAAAAATCAAATTATTTAGGAAATCCAAATGACTATTGCGACTCTCAAGATGAAGAATCGCAATCGCAGTCTTCCACCAACGAAAGTTGCGATGTTTGTGACGTGTCTGATTCGCAAGAGGATGATGAAAACGATGCCGATACGGGAGCACATCATGATGTCAAGCTGACCACACACGCGCCAAATGAAGAATTATTCATCATGAAACACAACAAACAAAATAACACAATTCGATTTATACCATATGATTTCATAATGCAAACACTTTTTTCTGAAAATAGTAAAAACTATCGCGGCAATTATAATAAACTCAATAAAAATTATACAAGACTATATAGACAATTTACAGAAAATGATTATTCTATTTTACCAAATGACCTCGTAATTTCAAAAATGGGAATGATTGTGTGTTCGCTTGAACTGAAGGGTAAAACATATGACATTGATATTTCATTTCCTTATAATTTCAACGTGGTTGGAAACGTTATACTAGATTACACGTTTTTATCATGGTACATGTTGAAAGAATACGATGTTGCACATTTTGCTGCGGATTGCGATTACACTTTAACGTGCATATCCAACGCGGCTATGATGCACGTATATAAACTTGGAAAATCCTCGGGACTATTGGTAAATTTGAATGACTATGAAATTACAAGTGTGTAAAAACATTGGTTGGTTTGAAATAATAGATTGAATTTATTAATATTTTTGAAAATCAATATAAACATATTGAATGATTATATTTATTATATTTATATATGACATCGTTCGAAGAACACCCATTGACGTCCTCGACAACAGAAGAAGGCGGAAGTAATAAAGGTTTAAATACATTAAATATAAACAACTCCGACAATTCACACAGTTTATCGGATACGTGGATACTTTGGGCACATCTTCCACACGATACAGACTGGAGTATAAAAAGTTATACTAGAATTTATGAATTTAATACACTTGAGCAAGCAGTGACAATCACCGAAATGCTTCCGCCAAAATTGATTATAAATTGCATGTTGTTTTTAATGCGCAAAGGCATCAATCCTATATGGGAAGACGAGAGAAATAGAAACGGTGGTTGTTTTTCGTATAAAATCATTAATAAAGATGTTCCTGGCGCCTGGAAACAAATGTCATACTTGTTGGTGGGAGAAACAATGTCTGACAATGTTAAAATACTACCACATATTAACGGAATAACAATCTCTCCAAAAAAGAATTTTTGCATTATGAAGGTTTGGGTTGCAAACTGTTTATTTCAGGATGCAACTATTATTCGTGAGGTTGAAGGGGTCAGTTCGCACGGCTGTTTATTTAAACGTCATGTTCCAGAGTATTAATTATTTAATTATTTAATCTTTATAAAAAAGGACGATAAATGGTTTTCATAAGTAAGTTATATGTTTTATATTTTTTACATTCAATTTCGTAACAATAGTATTGTCTGCAAACATCTTTTTTTATATCGAATTCGCTAATGGGAGCATACTTTTTTTCATTCAACAAGTATACATATTTATCGCCAACCGCATATGGAAATGAATCATAATTTCCACCTATTGATGAATAAAATTTTCGAATAATATCTCCATTTTTAGTTGAAAAAGATATAACGCCCTTGCCTATTAATATATACTTACCTTTACCCAAATGTAAAAGAATTGTATTACCTTTTGCAACTCCACGTTTAAAATTCCAATAATTATCATTTAAATCATTATCACCAAGAAATATTTGTTCATATTTTACATTCATTAATTTCTTGTTCAACTCTTCTTTATTCAATGTTTCGTTAAAATGATTATTATAAATATCAACGCTCCCTTCATATTGAAAGACAACAAATGGAAACGATGCATTATCATTTATTTCGTATATGTTTTTAGGATTTTTACCATTCTCAATGCTTTTTTTTAGTGTCTCATTTTTTATGCATTTTATGAATTGAGAAACATTTACTTTCCCATAATCATTTTTCTTATATATACAAAGGGGGGAACCTACGGTACCAAGCTCACCCCTCCCTTTAACTTTCAACTTGATAGTTTTATTTTTATTTTTATTAGGCATTTTGGCAGTGGTTCCAACCCAACGATATATGCCGCGTTTATCTGGTTTTGATGTGTACATTACACCATTGTTACCTTTTTTCGTCAAACCTTTACAGTCCATTGCTGAATAAGGTGGAGACTCACGTGAACGATACTTATTTGTATTTTTTTCAACACATACCATGATATTCAAGAAAAAAATATATTATATTATATTTACTATAATATGATATCATAATATTATTACTTAAAATGAATACTAACTACTATTTATTTATTTCTTGGGTCCTCGAGAACGAAGTGAGTAACTGCTCTTAACAGGGGTGGCAACACGACGAACACGTTTTGCGGTCTTGTTGTGACACGCCTGGTCTGCACATTTTTTAGACCCCTTTTCACATTTCTTAATTTTTCTATAAGGTTGTTTTCCAACACAACCTGAAATACATTTGCGAGAACCGCGTTTGCATCTTGATTTTGCCATTCTTAATTTATATACTTATAACAGAAAAAAATATATTTTGTTTTTAAGTTTTTTTTTAAGTTTTTTAAATACTTTTTTTTGTAAAATTCCTAAAGATTTTCAAATCTGTGTATAAGCATTCAAATATAATAAAAATAAATATGACATGTATGCCATAATTATAACAATTAACCATATCGGTATAACTGTTTTATTTCTATAACCTATTCCAAACTGACGCATTGTTCCATCTTTATTAAAAACGCAAGTTGGCTTCATATAGACCATTATCCCAAATAATATAATAAATAATAATATCGAAAACAAAGTTATATTTTTTCTAATAAAAATCTTATTCATTCTAATTTAAGTTTAATTATTTTTATTTTAGGTTGGATATATTGCTAATATATCTAAATAAAAAAATGCATAAAATAAACCCCACTAAAAAGATTATTCATTGACACAACAAAAATATATAATAAAAAATATAAATTGATTTTTAAATACTTATATTTATATTTTTCAGCGTTTCGAAAATCAGACGAGGAGAAAAGGAACTATCATGAATCTGTTTATTCTGTCATTGTTTCCCGAAGAGGTTGCAAAGTTTATGATGGATAAGCACATTGTCAAAATCATACTTGAAGCCGTTCAAATGTTGTGTTCTGCGCGCCGCGTTCTTCTTCCAGCGGATGACGAAACAATCAATGCGCCGCTTTATAAGCTGGCTCACAAAAATCACCCTGTTACCATTTGGTGCAGACTGTCACGCCAAAACTTTATCTGGACACTCGACCTTGTTGATGAAATGCACAAGGAATGGCGATTCCGCTACAACCACCCCGAAACAAAATTTCACAAGTCTTACTTGGTTGCGCAGTATTTACGAGAACACATTCCCGACGCCGACGTCTTTCCAGAACAACGGCTCACGCCGTTTGCGCAGGCAATGCCCGACCAGTACAAACACGAAGACGCAGTTGTTGCATACAGGAACTACTACATGTCGGAAGAAAAACAAAAAATTGCGACATGGAATAAGAAGAGAGAAGCACCCGAATGGTACATAAAAAAAATACAATAAACATGAAATTCAAAAAAAAGAAAAAAATGAAAAAGGTACCTTTTTTTCTTTACAATTTATTTAATTTTTATTTTTAATATTTCCTTGAATATTTCGACTTCGACTTTGATTTTCTTGAGTATTTCGATTTCAATTTTCTTGAGTATTTCGTTTTCAATTTTCTTGAATATTTCGATTTTTTACCACCCATAACATATGCTCTAGATTCACTATATATTTTAGTTGCATAATCAGCATATTCTTTAGCTTTATCCATATTACCTAGCGCTTTATATGCGTCATGAGCAGCTCTACATGCGTCATATATTTTACCTAAATTTTCACGGGGGACTGCATAAAAAAGTTCCGCGGTTGGATAATATCCATTTGCATATTTTACTCGATGAGCATCCAGGTTTTCCCAATATTCATTTAATGCTGCTCTTGCTACTTGTGCTTCTGGTATTTCTGCTGCTATTTCTGCCGCTCTTGCCGCTCTTGCCACTCTTGCTTGCTCTCTTGCTGCTGCTGCTGTCGCTTCTACTGCGTCTGCAGCAGCAATAGCAGGACCAGTATGATCCATAAGTACGGGAAATTCCAATCCTGCAGCATCTTCAGCTTCTTGCGCCCTCTTCAGCTTTCTTCTTTCAAGTTCTAGACGTTCTTTTTTTTCTTTTTTACTTTCAAAAAATGACATTATATATATATATATATATATATAATTATATTAAAATAATATAATTATAATGCTAAATATTGATTATTAATATTATAAACTATTCTTCATTCATCACTTTTTTTCAGAATCAGAATCAGAATCAGAATAATCATATTCATCTGATGTCAACTCTGAAGAGTCTATTATTAGAACGAGAACGAGACATTTAATAAATTATATATTATTATAATACAATATTTATTATAATACAATATATAATAATATTAATTATTATGGTAATTATTGATTAATATTATTATATTTTAAATTTATAAATTATTATATTTTAAATTTATAAATTATTATATTTTAAATTTCTAAATTATTATATTTTAAATTTCTAAATTATTATTCTTCTTCTCGCATTTCTTCAGCACCCTCATCTTGATAACTGTCGGGATACACGTCGGCAGAAGCTGCATATTCTTCGTGCGCATCATCTTCGTCCATTTCATTTTCTTCATCCGGGTCAACATCGGGCGCATCTCCCTCGTCTTCCACCGCGTCTTCGCGAGCCAGCGCCTCGGGGTCATCTGACACCGGGGGTAAACCTCTTGCTTTTTTCCGACCATTAATTCTCTCAATGCGCGCCAATTCTTCCGTTTCAAACTCGGGATTGTATATTCGCAGACCCGTATTCTTTCCAATCGACTGCGTCCCCATCTTATATTTTTTATGATTCAAATAAATCTGTTTTTGGTCTTCCGACATCTTTTCAACATTTTGAACAATATCGTCTCTCTCTTCATCAATAGAACGCAAATAATTTTCACGAATGTTTTCAATGTCTTTGTTTATCAGCTTCTTGTCTTCAACTACCAAATAAAAATAAGTTTCTAATATTCTGGAAATTTCTTTTTGAATGTCAACCAGTTTGCCCGTTTTACCTTGTGACAATTGTTTTTGTTTTGCAATTTCCGAAAAAAACAGATACGAATCAACTGCAAGAAGAAAATAATACTCGTATAACAATACCGTCATGTGCTTCGCACCATCATAAACCGGCGTGTTTTTGACCACTTCATTCAAAAATAATGTCGACATTTGCACATTTTTTAAAATCGTATTGATTGGTTTCTTACTTCCAATCGTATAAAATTTATCTAATTTATTTGTTATTCTCTCATTTGAAAATTTAATTATGGATTCTGAATCACCACTAGAGAGTTGCCCAGAAATGTACGGCGGCAAAGACTCCATCTCAGAAATTTGAGAGAGTATAATATTCGGATAAATCTGGGTAATATTTTTTATTGCATTTCTCACAAATTCCATAGATACTTCCAATGTGTTGTTTTCCCCGTTGAACAATGTATTTTCCATATTATTGAACAACATTATGCCCCCATTCTTAAAGACGCCTTTATCAACATCTTCAATTCTTCGGAATATCGCACTTTGAATTGGAGTATTCTTTTTACTCGCGGCAAAATTGAAATACTTTTCCATTTTATTCGTCAATGTTTTTGTATTCTTTTCAATTATTAATTGCAACTCTCTCAAATCTGTTTGTGAACGATTCTCATTAAAATTCTTTAAAGCAACTATAAATTCGTCTGGAAACAACATTTCATTCGGGTCCCCACTCCCTTTTGTCTTGCTCTTTGAGGATTCTTTTGATTTCGATTTAGATTTCGTTTTCAAATCATCCATCGCTTTTGTCAACATGCGGTTCAAATTTTCATTGTATGTGCCCACACCCGATTGATAGTGCTCCATGGATTTCATTGTTTCACCATTTATAATCTGTAACAAATGCTGTAAATCTTTAGTTGTATATTCAAGATTATATTCGTTTTTTATTTTATCAATCAACTTTATTTTATCATCATGGCTCATATTTTGCGAATTTTTCAGAATATTAAAAACCTCTCGATTCTCTCCAAGTGTATTTTTAAACTTGCAAATTTTATGAATGTCGCCCGACAATGATGCGCCAGCAGCAGTCCCTTTATTTTTTCCATAGTTGCAATATGTCATGAATGCATTGTATATAGTCGACTCGTCAAAATTCGTAGGAAGGTCTGGAATGTTATTTCGCGTGTCTCTCGGGTCCATCATTGTTGGAGCTTCGCTGAGACTATAAATGTCTAGCAGAATTGCACTTGTGCAATCCACCATGTCACAATAATTTTTTATATTTGGAACATGACTTACCATGTAATCCAGCGCATTGTTCATGTTGCCTTCTTGGTCCCGTTCATTGCAACACGCGTTTTGAATATAATTCTTGGATAAAAGTTTTGACCGGTCCTTCGTTTGAGACGAAATTACCTCCTGAATAAGTTTTTGAATAATTAATGAAAAGTGTATTACTTTTGACTGCAACACTAGTATTTTTTCCGTTTGTAAACTACTTCCATTTTTCAAATTTCGTTTCAGGTCATCGCAATACGTTTTTGTCACAGGCAACGGCGTCGAAGTAATAAATGCGGAAGGGTCAATTAACAGCGGACGAAAATGCGACGATGCAACATTTATTTTGACACCCGACTTTGAAGACAATGATTTTTTTTGTTCTTTTAATGCATCATATTCACGCTTCTTATCAAAACGCGACTGAATTTGCGGCTGATTCATTATTTTCGTTTTTATAAGATTTAATAGAGTGTCTCTCATTTTATCCTGATTAATCTTTTTTATTGAATTCCAAGGAGCATAATCACTCTTTACCTTTTGAGAGATGCATGCCATATAAATAACAAATGATAAATCGCTTTCATCAAGAGTCAATGGATACCCACCAAACGATTTTACACAATTTGGAAACGTTGTTTTACTTTTTATTTGTGGAATGGATGTCTGTACCACAATTATAATCATTGCCATAGAATAAAAAATTAAATACTGATTATACGTCTTTTCATATACTTCATAGTCAACTGTGGTTTTTTTATCCAACTCATACTGCTCTTTTGTTTTTTTTTTAGGAAGAAGTAATTGAATTGTTTCCATAATAAATCGTTTTTCCTTATTTTTTAAAATGATAGACAAAGAACCTTCATAATGTATAACAATGGTATTTAAACTTTTCACCGTTTCATCATCGCCCTCTTCTTCTCTCTCGCCTTCCTCTTCCTCTTGTTCTTCTTCTTCTTGTTCCTCCTGTTCGCTTAGTTCCTCTTCTTCTTGCTCTTCTTCACCTTCTTCGCCTTTATTGCCTTTTTTCTGTTCGGATTTTATATTTGCATCAATGATTTCACCCGAGTTTACTGCGGAAAGGTCGGATGCATTTTCTTCTTCGCTGCGAATTAAATTTACAGCAGATTCAGATAGTTCATTACCGCCACCACCGCCGCTTCCCTCCTCTTCAAACAACCAACCTTCTTCTGATACTAGCGCGATTTTTGAAATAGTGTAACCACTGTACTTGTCGACAATTTGGTCACCTTCGCGTTTTCCGTTTGTTCTCTCAATTTTGGAAAGCGTTGTCACGTATTTTGACGATTTGGGGTCTTGCGGATTATAATTTTGGGCAAGCTCGTATAAAAATGTGGGTAATAACCGAACACCCGGAACGCCGCACGATTTGCAATAGTACCAGCGAGCATCCTCGTCTGGAAGCGCGTCTCTGACAAATAATTCGCTGTTTACCAAATCAAGAATGCATTGATATTTCTTGGCAACATCATCAATGCCCAAAATGCAATCAACAATTTCCTGATAAGGCGACTTGACAATTGTTTTCACCTTTTTCTTATGTTCTTGACCTAGAAGGTACTTTTTCTGATTATATTTCAATATTTCAAAAACCTTCAACTTTAAAATAAGTTTTATATTTTTAAAATCTCGTAAAAATGTCTCATCAATGTCCTTTTTTTTACTTTCACTTTTAGAATCAAATTCACCTATAATTTTACTTGTCAAGTCATTCAACAATGATGATTCTGACATTGTCTTGTCTAAACATTTTTGATTTATCGAAAAACACAGCGGTTTGGGGTTTGTTTCTGACGGAATATTACAAAAATATGACGGGTCGTCCACTTGCACATTCTGAAGTTCGGGGTCTTTATCAATAGTCCATTCATTGCCTCTTCTAACATAGTAATCATATCGCATGGACCCGTCATCTTGGTCAACAACTTTCAATGCCGCATAGTCACCATCCTTTACAACGCGTTTCCCCGTTGAATCGTATATTGAATCAAACAAAACATCGGCATTTCCATTGTCTACTTCTAACGCGCCGATTGACAAATACACTCTGCTCAAATGAATCTCGCGCTTTTTACATGTTTTTGAATCCGCCCCAGACGACTCTTTCTGCATTTGTTCCTTCAAATCCTGCTGTTCCCGTCGTAATATGGAATCCATTTCTGAAGATGTTAAATCCGAATTCTCAATTGCCATTGTGTCCATGAACAACCGCGCAAAATCTGCGTCAAGCATTATTTTCAAAATTTCGGACGATGATAAAAACCCGCCACTTCCACTTCCACTGCTGCTCCTGCCGCCACCTGTATCTTCCAGTTTATAAAGTTTAAATATATCATCGAGAGACGTGGTATCGTCATTCGCCAAAACTATTTTCTTGTTCATAATTGAATGCTTCTTGCGATTGCCTTCATCGTCATTAAAAGCTTCATAAAATAATTCCAATGACTCTCGTTTCGTAATTGCATTTTTATCAACAAGTTTTTTAAACTTTGAAGATGATGCAGAAAGCTTTTTCATATATTCAGAAATATTTTTATTAATAAATGCGCGCATTCTCTCGTACTGGTGTTCGGTTAAATCTTTATTGTAAATTAAGAATGGTTGAAGCGCGTATACAACTTCGTGCATTGACAAACAGCGACCGAGACGCGATTCCAATGCCACAAATGCGTCTTCGTTGGTCGGCACAAATGAATTAATAAATTGACTTATTTTATTTGTAGATTTTGAAATGGACTCATTCGGAGCAAATGATAAAACGTCTGAAAAAACAATGCCGCCTTTATATTCTTCAGAGCGTTCCTTGCCTTCACTCCCCTTTTCAGAAATCTTGTCCACATTTATAACCTCGGTCACAAGGTCATTTCTGAATTTTATGTCAGCAATCAAACTTGACCACGTTTTCAAATATAAAGAATCGATTGATACTCTATCTACCAATAACGTGTCTGGCAATCCCATTTGCGTCAATGCAACCGCTTGCTTGTTGAGCGTAACAAATGACGTTATAAATGCGGGGTCATCTGGAGTCATATCAACCCGTTTTACATTATTTGACTTGACATCCTCGAATTCTAGTTGGGTTAGTCCCGGATTGTATGCGCGGTCAATGTATGTTTGAACCGCTGATGCGAATGTCTTTGTTACCGCGGCCCTTCTTGCTGCTGACGCCGTTGCAATGGTGTCATTATTTGTCGAAAGCGTCAAAATACTTTCGCGAACAGGTTTGTTTTGAATAACATACTTGTTATCTGGATTCTGTTTCGGATTTTCAAAAGGAGTCAAATAAGAATTTAAATCTTCCATAAGTTTTGGATTATAAGGCGCATTTTGCTCTGGGTATACATTTTTCTGTTCTAAAATTTGCTCTTTGAAATCATATATTGCATTTACCGTGTTTACACCAACCTTGTCATCACCTGTTACATATAATTTTTTAATATTTTCCACAACAGGCAGCACCCACTGCAGTTTCGTGTCTAAATTCTGAATGTGCGTCGCACACGGTTTGTCGTGTTCACTTAAAGCTCTCGGCATTTTTGGAACGCCGTTTTTATCAAAGAGAGAATACTCTTTCCTAAGCTGAAAAAAACGCTCAATTCCGCGATGAATTCTATTCATCTCTTCATCTGTTCGTTTGCTTTTTGGAATGGAAGAAATAATATTTTCCAATAAATCATCGTACTGTTTCGTTTCAGACACAATTCGTTGAGACGTCGGAACCTCGTACATGATACTTGCAAATATCTTATTGCCTTCATCTAGCGCGTCAGCTAAATCAAGGTCAATACCCGACTCTTCTTCTTCATAACCTTCTTCTTCTTCGTAACCCTGTTTTACAACAACATCGGCTGCTGGCGGTTTGAATTCAATTACTTTAATTCTTTGTATCCAAGGAGGTAAACCGCTGCAACCAAAATTTATAAAAATGCTCTCTTGAAACTCCTGTGGAATATCTTTTGCTTCTTTTCCCAAATCATCGAGCAATAGTTTTACTTCAATTATGTCTTGCGTTGTGTCAACATCCACAATCTTACACAAAATAAAAAGAGGTTCTTCATCCTCTGACGACGGCGACGACGCCAATTCAATGGAAATTGTCATATCCATTTTGAAACCCGATTGTTCTACATACTTGTGAGTGGACCTCCTCTTAATAATTTGAATTTCTGATACTTCTTCATCTTCAATTTTTTGAATTTTATCATTATGTATTTTAACATTTTCCACTTGTTGCGTTTTTTTATTATTTAATTTCAATAAACCAGAATCCACGTAGACTATTTCATAGACATTGTTTTGCAACTTGGAATCGGGCACATTTGCATTTATTTTAATTTCATCTCCAAGAAATAATTTATTTTTATTGCTAGCCGCGTCTTCTTGTTCTTTTATGTTACTCATTGTAAAATTATTACTAATATATAATTATATATATAGTATAATAGTTAGAGAAAATTCTATAATCTTTACACTATTATTAATTTACCAAATTTACAAATGTTTATAAAATATACTGGTTATAAAAAAGTTGTTAAATGTTTTATATTTTATTTAATGAATATAAAGAATACACAAGTATTAATAGTAATATAGCAATATAGCAGAAGCAAAATATGTCATCACACCAAGAACAACCGCCCCGAGCTCATTATCGATTTGATTTGAAGTCCTTTCCCGACATTATCGATAATGTTTATGTATTCATCAAATCTAAAAAGGTAACTGTCGCCACATCGTCAGCAAATTCATCATATTATTTAGTTAATTATGACAAAAAAACAATGCGTAAAAACAATATTGATAATGATATAACCTATGTCAAACTTTTTCGGTCTGTTGTTTTGAATGAAGACCGAAAAGTTATTGGATTCTCTCCGCCAATGTGTGAACCAAGACATGTTATGAATGTCGTTGACTTTCCAAATGTTCAATTTGCCGAAGAATTTGTTGAAGGAACAATGGTCAACGTATTTTATAATCCTGCAAATGATGTTCAAGATTGGGTTTTTTCTACAAAAAATACAGTTTCACCTGTCGAAAAACCAAGTGGAAAATGTTTTAGAAGAATGTTTTTGGAAGCGTGCACAAATGCAAATTTGAATTTTGACGACTTGCCAAAAGAATACGCTTACAGTTTTGTGATGCAACACCCCGGCAATGTAATTGTGGCGCCTGTAAAAACCACAGCCCTTTATATTATTGCCATTTATTTAATTAAAAATAGTGATGACTTGACTACCGCAACTGCATATGAAATGGAGCGGTCGGTTTTAAAATGGAGCAGTTTTTCAAAAGTGTCGCACCCTGCCCGATTCACAATGAAGGGTCAAGACGATTTTGATAAAATAGTAAAAACATATGCGTCAGATGACTCATTGTATTACTATCCCGGTGTAATGTTTCGAACGTTTACGGGCGAACGCTTCAAATTGCGCAATCCAAATTATGAAATGGTAAAGAATGCAAAGGGTCCTAGCGCAAGATGTGAGATTGTATACTTACATTTGAAACAAATGAATTATTTGAGAAAACATTTTGAAAGATGCCCTGAAGACGAGGTCTTGTTTTTTGAGTTTCAATCCAAGTTGTACAATTATACTTCCACTTTGCACAAGAATTACCTGGATTGTTACATTTATAAAAAAATGTGTTTAAAAGATTTCCCCATCAAGTATCGCAACAACATGTACAAACTGCACAATGATTATTTGAACATCTTGAAACCCGATGGAAAGCGCGTTACAATGTCGCATGCCGTTCAATTTGTAAACTCACTATCAGTTAAATCTCAAATGTATTTTATGAACCAAAAAGAATCTGACCCTCTTCCTTCTCTAACGCCTATTAAAACAGTTTCAAATGAGCCAAATGAGGTAATGACACCGGAATATTCTCCAATGGAAATCAAGTGTCCCAATGCACCATAAAGAAAACACTCTAAAAAAATAACAAAAATGACAATAACATTGTAATTTAATTGTATATGCAATATTATAATATATATTATTTATATATATATTATAAACTTTTATTAACAAGTAAAATGTTTAATAAAATTATTATTTATTCATTTATACTATTTCTATTTGTAATTATAATTTCACATTTTACAAGAGGAGGTACAATTTTAGAAGGTCTCGATTCTGATGCAACGCCTGCACCTGCACCTGCGCCTGCACCTGCACCCGTGTCGCCGCCGCCTTCAATCCCTTCTCCTTCTTCCCCCGTTCCTTCTTCTTCAGACATTGGTGTAACCGTGGGAACGTATGGTGCAAAATTAGATGCATTGGAAAAAACAATTGATTCCATGCAATCTAGCGTTTTAGGACTTTTGCCAATTGTTACAATAAATACATCAGACAACAAAAAAAATAGCCAGGCAATACAGGCAATCATTGCGAATAAAGATAAAACATAATTCAAAATATTAATGCAATATAAAATATTTTTTTATATTAAAAAATTTAATATAAATAGAAAATAGAAATGACACCCGCTTTGAATTTTTCAAACATAATCATACTTATATACATTGTATTTTTTACTGCAATTATTTTAAAAGGCATTATAACCACAGAAAATGTTATTGAGGGAATGTCTTTAAGTGAAAAAGTTAGCGCAGACCAATTAAGAACAAATTTGCTGTCTGGAAAAGTTGCGGCGCTTCAACCCAATCTCGATTCATTGTCAAAAAATGTAAATGACAATGCTTCAAATATAAAAACAACTATGGATACAATCACAACCGTGTTGAAGCAAAAAGTTAATGATGTGAATAAAAAAGTTGGAAAGGACATTACCGATAAAAATAATGCGCCTGCTCCGATTACCGGTACATGATAAACTACAAAATTATAAAATGAATAACAACAACTATAATATTATTATATTTATTATATATATATATATAATAAAATGAAAATTGGAATTATTGGTTTGGGTATGGTTGGAAAAGCAATTTATGATGGTTTAGCATTGAATGCAAATAATATAATGTCATTTTATGATGTCAAATTTCCAGACTCAAAAATTGAAGACATAATTGACACAGATATTGTTTATATATCAGTTCCAACATTGCCGGATGAAAATAATAAATGTAATTTAACAATATTAAACTCTGTTATTTCAAATTTAACTGATTTGAATTACGCTGGTATAATTTGCATTAAGAGCACTGTTACTCCCGAAACAACAATAAATCTTATTAATAAATACAACAATGATAATATATGTTTTTGTCCCGAATTTTTGAGAGAAAGGTGTGCATTTGAAGATTTTACAGTAAACAATAAAATATGTATTATTGGAACTCTTAATGATTCAGTTTATGAAATTATCAAAGATTGTCATGCAAATATTTGCACAGAATTTAGAAAAGTTCATCCAACTGAAGCAGAATTAACTAAATATTTTCAAAATGTCTACAACACATATAGAGTGTTATTTGCGAATGCATTTTATGAAGTGTGTAAATCAAACAATGTTGAATATAATAATATTCTTAAAAATCTACTCGTAAGAAATGAACTTGATGAAAAGTATATGAAATGTGATGAAACTTTAAGAGGCCCTTCTGGACCGTGCTTAGTTAAAGACACTTTAGCATTTTATGAATATGTTAAATCAAAAAACCTTGAAATAAAACCAGAATTGTTTAAAACCATGGTCGATGACATGAAATTATATCCACGAACAGTTATTGATGGAACAAGAACAGAACAAGAATACTTTGGTAAAGAATTAAACAAATAAACTAAATATTATTATTTTGTTAAAATAATAATAATATAAATATTTCTAAATTCCTCCTATTTCTATTTGTTTTTCAATCCACGGAATAATTTCATCTAGAGCCACTTCTAGACTTGTATTACATTCTAGTCCTAATATTTCCTTTGCTTTACTTACATCAGGAACTCTTTTTTGAACATCATAAGTAAAAGGAACATCGCATTCATATTTGAATTCTTTGTCGGGATTGATTTTATTCCAAATAATTGTTGCAAGTTCTAAAACAGTGTGTCCTACAGATGTTGAAATATTGAAATCATCATTCAATGCTTTCGGATTGACAATGCATTCATAAAAACCATTTGCTAAATCGCCAGCATAAGTGTAATGCCTAATTTGATGACCTTCTCCCAAGATTCGAACAGGATACTGTCCCTTTAAAATCTTTTGAACAATGTCTGGAACAACATGACTCATTGCCAACTTGATATTTCCAGAGTAACATTCTGTTTCCAATTTGGCTCTTTTTTCTCCTGTTCCAACTGCATTGAATGGTCGAATAATCGTATAAGGCAACTTATGTTGTTCCCAAGCACCTTGAGCCCAATATTCTACCGACAATTTTTGAAAACCATAGGTGCTTAACGGGGGCGGAACAAGGCGAACATCGGTTTCTTTACTAGGCCAGCGGTCCGTAGACTCAAATACCATACTAGATGACACAACAACTATTTTTTCAAAATGGTCGCCGTATTTATGAGCATGAATGCAAGCATCAAATGCTGCTGCTGTAATTAATTCATTCTCTCTCAATAAAAAATACGCCAGCTCATGAAACATGGAAATGCCTCCAATAATAGCCGCTCCTGATACTAAAATATTAATCTTGTTATCCATGATTATAGTCTTTAAAGCTTCTGTGTCTTTTGCATCTATTTCTGAAAAGTGAAAATTTGGATGTTCGTCATAAGTCTTACTCATTTTACCGTATTTCCAAAAATTATCAATGCCCCACACATGATGACCTTCCTCTAGTAACTTATTAATGGCATATCCAGCGATAAACCCATGACTTCCAGTCCACAAAATATTTTTTACAATTGTCATTATAATATTCTTAATATAAAAATTTTAAGCCAGTTATACTAGTTATAAATAATTATTTATAAATAATTATTTATAAATAATTATTTATAAATACTTATAATAATAAAAAATATTATAAGTATTTATTTATATTTTTATAACTTTCAAGTACTTTTCTAAATCAGATTCTTTTATAAATATTCTTTTGACATCTGTAAATTGAGCATAATCAAATGCATTTTCTGAATTTATACATTCTTCGTTACAACCACTATAAAAACCTTGACATTTATCAAAATACATAATTAATTTTGTATTTGCATTAGAACAGTAAGAAGCCAATTGACCTCCCCCTGACCAAACAGAAATAACTGCTAAACAATTTTTACTATGAATAAAAGATGCATATTCTTTTAAATTTTTTGTAAAATATACTTTTTGATTACAATTTAAATAATCTAAATCAGATTGAGAAAAAATAACAATATTATAATTATTTTGATTATTTAAAATATTATTCAAATGAGAATCATTTGAGTCCCATGAGCCATCATTTTTAAAACGGTGATGGTATACAATAAAGGTTTCATTATTGAATTTTGGTAATACTTCTAAATAATTTATATTCGTAACTAATTTTTTAAATTCATCTGAATGATTTTTACTATTATAATAATTTATTTTATGATAATTAAATATATTGTTGTTTGTAATACATATTTTTTTATCTAATATATTTTCATAACTACCACCATATTTAGTCCAAAGAGCTCCGGGCCAAACAATAATATTATTTGGGACAACTATTGTAAATTCTTTACCAAATTTTTCTAAACATTTTAATTTTACAGTTTCAAGTGTAAAATCTTCATGATAAAATATATTAGTAAATATATTTTCATACAAAAAATTTCTATCTTTAACACAATAAATTACAACATCATTGGTTATGTAATTATTAATAAGTAAATCTAAAATATAATTACGTGTCATACTCATTTCATCTCCTAAGCAGGATTTACAAGTATCAAAAATTATGTTATCCATTTTGTATTTATATATTTATAAATATATAAATTTATAAATATAATTTTATTATAAACAAATACACATTAACTTTATAACTTTTTAATAATCATTTGATAATTAAAATTATGTTGATATGATGATTGATATTCATTATTATGATATAAACTACGTGTATTAATTTGCCTTACTGGAGGTTCAAACCAATCTAATAATTCAACATTATCTTTATATTGAAATAAAAAACAATTTACACCGGTACACGGGTTATTCCAGTTGCCAATATTATTATGACCCCCATTATTATGTAATCCTTCCCATAAATAGTCATCAAAAATCATAATACCTCCCGTTTTTAATAAGGGAAAACTATTTACACCATCTTTGAAAGCAGCATCTGCAGTGTGGTCTCCATCTATGTAAATAATATCATAAGTTTCTTTTTCTAATGTTGGTAGAACGTCGTCCGAAAAACCTTCTAAAATGTTGATTTTATCCAAGTTATCTGATAAATTATGTTTAAAAGTATTATAACTATTTCCATGTGTTAATGATTTTTCAAAAGGGTCTATAACTGTAGATTTGCTTAATGGATGAGTAAGTATGTTTTCATACATCCACTTATGACAATTACCCTCAAAACAACCTATTTCTAAATAATTAATTGGTTTATTACAATCCATCATTGTTTTTAATTGTTCAAAATTTTTTAAACCTAAACCTTCAAACCAATATTGTGAAAAAATACTCATTTCAATGTTCGATAATGTAATATATATATTAATATATATTTAAATATAAATGTAATATATATATTTAAATATAAATGTAATATATATATTTAAATATAAATGTAATATATATATTTAATAATATTTAAATATTTTCTAACATTGCATCTACGTTATCATAATAATTTAATAACGCATCTGTTGTTCCATGTTTATTCCAGTCATCATGTAAAAGTTTACCATTTTGTAAAGTTGATAATTTTTTAGAAAATGTCCCTATATGTCGTCCATAAGAATTACCATACATATGTATTACAGTATTACAACAAAATTGTGAAAACTCGCCTCCGCCAGATAATTCAGTTATAACACATTCACAATTTTCATGATTCATTACAGAAGCATATAAGTCTAATTTATTTATTATCTTTATTTTAGTATTCTCTTGCAATTTCAATAATTCATTAGAATCATTAACTGTAAATATTACTATATCAAAATCTGGATATGTTATATTAATTTTATAAATAATTTTATATAAGTCTATTAAATTTTGGTTTGTATTATTATTAGATTTAAGTAATAACATTCTTAAATGAATTACAATAAATTTATTTTTTACTAAATTATAATCTTCAATTACAGGAAAATCTATCATTTTCAATAATTCATCATAGTCTCTAGTAAAATTATTATATAAAATATTTCTTATAGGATATTTAATTTTACTTTCAAAATTTTTAATATCAAAATCATTTAGTTCTTTTGTAGTACTAACTATAAAATGCCAAATTAAAATTTTATTTTCATCTTTTATGTTACCATTTCTTGAATACTCATCATAAGAAATAACATTTTTAAATATTTTACTATACAAAAAAGACCTATCTATGTTACACGTTACGACAACATCATTTGTATTTATATAATTCTTATCTAACATATCTAATAAAATAAACCGCCCTAAATGTATTTCATGTCCTAAAGCACAATAACCGGTATGACCTTCATTTTCAATTTTTGACACAACTATATATTTTTTTTTACAAATACTAGTTTTATCATTTATTATTTCACGTTTACATTTTCTACCCTCTTTTTTTCCATACATGTTCCAATGATGAAGTGCTTGGTCTTTTGTAAAATGTCTTAAATCTGGATATGTGTACAAGTAATAATTGTAATCAAACTCATCCATTGAAATGTTCGTTCGTTTATAATAAAAATAAATATATTTTAAATAATCAATTATACGAATCTATTTAGGCATCGATTCATTTATTTTATTTTATTCAACATTATATATAACTACTAAACATATATATAATACCAGTTATGGCTACCGCAAAATCATCAAAGTGTACAAAACAAACCCAGAAAAAATACACATCAAGGTCGTCTCCTCCTTTTCCTGCAAACGAATGTAAAAATAAAACAAAAAAAGGCAATAATGGAAAGTTTTTTAAATCAGCTGTTGATAAAAATGGCGTTTACAAGTGGATTGCACTAAAAATTACAAACAAGACTAGACGTAAATAATTAAATAATATTATATTTATTATATATCACACTATGAAATTCAAATTTGAATTCATCATTTTTATTATAACTGCCGGATTAATTATGAATACTTATCATGACGGAAAGTATTTTAAAATGGTTGAAACAGCAAATGCGAGAAAGTATATTAAAATGGCAACATTTGGATTCTTCGGATTATCCATGTATTTATTTTTAAAAAAAAACCCGGCAAATTCTCAAACAATTATGCATCACGCAAACGAGTTGATTAAATATATGCCAATCAGCAGAGAATCAGCAGACATGTTGACGCCGTTTTTCGATATGACAAATAAACGCGCATTTTTTAACGGCAACAATGGTAATAACGGAAACGATGATGAAGCGGAAGACTGGTCTAATGCATCTAAGCGACAGCAATATAACATCAACAAAATGATGAGCTCGGGAGGAAATTCAGCAGCGGCGACAACAAATGGTACCGGAATCAAAGCCACAAAACGAAGTGTGAGCGAGTCAAAGAAAAAGTTTGTGGCTGCTCAACAGTCGTGGAGATGCGGCGACTGCAAACGACAACTGCCCAGCTGGTTTGAAGTAGACCATAAGATTCGTCTTGAAAATGGCGGTTCCAATGCAGTAGATAATTTAGTGGCATTGTGCAGAGACTGTCACGGTAAAAAAACAGCATTTGAAAATTTTTAATTGGATTAACTTATGTGACGATTTTTGAACATTTAATTATATAATAAATAATATATATATATTTTTTATTATAATCCATATCCGATGAACCCAGGGGAATCAGGAACAACAACATCCACAATAATGAAGTTATTTCTACTAGTAACAGCTTGCATTATTATAAACATTTTTTTATATTTATTCGAAGACAAATGGATTGGTGGTGTATTTAGTGGTGCATGGTTGCTTGCAATAGTATTGACCTACTTTTATAATAGAGGATTTAATTTAAATATAACAAATTATAGCATAACGACATTATTGCAAAAATATTTTTTACCAATACTCACATATCTAGCATGGATTGGTGTCATTTATTGGTTGATAACGGCACAAAATGATTTAAGCGAGAATCCAAACAACAGCCAGCTTTCCAGAAATTTCGCAGGCGTTATGACGGGATTTATTCCCGTTTTAGCAGGAATAGTGACATTTCATTTAAAAAAATACGCAGATGTGGTAGGTGTAGGGTGGTCAATTTTAATTAGTATAGTTTTACTATTTCTTGGCTCATATGGCTACTATTTAAATACTTTAAGAGAAGGATGTGATAAAAATATTTCAAAAAATATTTGTTGGACATATAGTTGGAATGTTACATTTTTATGTTTTATTTTAATAACAGCATTTTTTATTTTTGTATCAACAATTGATTTGGTGGGATTTATGAAAATTTTTCAATTACTACCTAGAATTTTAACAACCAATCCAATGTCGCCTCTCAGCATATTTTCAATCATTACTTATTTAATCCTTTGGATTTCACTAATAATCCACGACTCAAATTACGGAGATGAAGAAGGCGCCCCTGCAATATTTACAGCAATTGCAATAATCATGTTTATATTTCTACTTATTAAAGAAATGCCGCTTGGTACAAAAATTATAAATATGATAACGTATATATATAATCAACCCTTGTCTTCAAAATTTTTACACGTATCCATCATAACAACATTCATAGTATCAATTTATTTCACGTCGACATATTTGGAATCTAAACCTAATAATAGTGATATCAATAGCATTTGGGCTTTGGATATAATATTATCTATATTATTTCTAGGTTATTTAGTTTTAATAGGCAGGGGATATTATTTATCGTAGGGACCATGGATAATGCACTTAATTTATATTCTTTACTTATTAATTATTTAATATAATAATATATAATTATATTAAAGCATCATTCATTATTTTCTATTTTTATAATTCATAATTTATATAAATAAATGTCATTTCAGGAATCAGTTAAAAATTTGTATTCAAATGCACAACAAAATAAATATATAATATTATTAATTTGTATTTTAATAATTTCTGGAATTTCATATGGTTATATTAACAAATTCATTGGAAATGAATGGTTGTTTTCAGTTTTTCTAATTTTGATATTCGCATTTGCAGCCATCTTGCGCTTCATAATAAATATACCAACCATTTATGTCATCATATTTCTATTAGTGTCCGTCTCAGGTTTACTTTTTCTTCTTGTAAACAAGCTTGCAGGAATTATCATGTCTACAATTGTCGGATTGTTACTCCTTCATTTGCTATACATTGTCGTTGTAAAAGGTGTAAATGTAAACGAGTCAGTCAATAACTTTTTCAGCGGCATGTCATTATCATCCACAACAGATGCGTGGAACTCCATCACAAAAATCACCAGCTTTTTGTGCAGTTATTTCGTAAAGGGATTTTTAGTTCAACTTGTTTCAAAATCAATGCTTATTATTTTCTTAATGTACTTGGCTCTGGTTTTATACATTTATATGAAACAACCATTCCAAATCGTATCGGATAATAAATCCATTTTCTTGTGCATATTCTTATTCATCGGATTTGCGCTCTTATCGTTGCTTGCCATGGGATTTGAAGCATTTGTGCCCTTTATCACATCATTTTTGAAATACACGATACTAATCGGAATCGTTATTGGAATCATTCTTGCAATTTTGCATGTCTACAATAATGTTCCCATAATTGCAAACACAGTGTTGTTTGCCATAAACATTGCAATTCTTGTTGGAATTTTTGCCATGATTGTAAAAATCATAGGCGCAGAAGCACCAGGTTATATATCCGGACCGCCATCCTGGTCTAGTTTACTTTTTAAAATACTTATTTACTTGCCTTGTTTGTTTTTAGATGCTGTTGAATTTGTTAAAACCGAATTTAAGCTGGCACAAACCCAATGGACATACTTTATTCTCCTTATTATTGAAATCATATTGATTGCATTACTATTCATTCTTCCGAAAGCGTTTGATGCAGTCATTAATCACAACGGCGAAGTAATACTGGATAGCGTGTTGCCTCTTAATGTAAATAATGATGCAATACAAGTTACAACCACCGATTCAAATAATAATCAGACAACATCTTTGACACCATCTCTAGCAGACAACGTTAAAAATAATAAGCCAGATTATAACTATGGGTTATCTGCATGGTTTTATATTCACCCTCAACCTAAAAACACAAATTCAAGTTACACAACATCTAATGGGGTAAAAATAATTGACTTTTCAGGTCCAACTATAAATTATGATGCAAGTGCTAATTTAATAAATATTAATGTTACTGGCGCAACAATTTTAGAAACTTATCAGCCAAAAAGCAACATTCCTTTGCAAAGATGGAATCATTTGTTTATAAACTTCAATAATAATGGCATCATGGATGTGTTTCTAAATAATAAATTGGAAACTTCAGTACCAAATGTGATTCCCCCTCTTCCAACAAGTTTAACTGTGGGACAAAAACCGGGAATATATGGGCAAGCATGCAATGTTGTGTATTATCGAACTGTTTTAGGAAGTGATGCAATTTCGTGGATATACAACACACACAAACATCTAAATCCGCCAATATCTCCAAACTTTTAATAATATTTTTTTCTTTCTTTCTTATTTTTTATTTAAAAGATTTTAGGAATATATCATTCATTTTCTCTCTTGTTTACTCTTTTTTTATAAAAGATTGAACACTATTTATAATTATTTATACCAAAAATTAGAGAGAGTTATTAGAGAGAGTTGTTCAATAAAAAATAAATAATAATAATAATAATAATTATTTAATAAAAAATAAATAATTATTATAATAATATATAATACACATTATATATAAGTCATTTCATTTCATAACATAAAATATAAGACTAATGGATTTTTCTTGGACCACGATTGTTATTGTAATACTTTTAATTGTAATTGTTTATTTTGTTTATACAATGTTGTCTTCTTCTTCTTCAACAACTTCGACTGGTGGGTCAGATGCAAAGACAGCAACTCCGCTCGCCGTTACTTCATCTAATTCATTTACATTTTCAACTTGGCTTGCTATAAATGATTGGACTACAAGCAAAGGTGGTAATATTATAACAACTAGTACATTTTCTTTAACTTTAGGAAGTAATAGTAATGATTTAGTTCTTACCATTACAACAAGTCCAACGGTCACGCCCCAAATTAGATTATCAAATATAGTGCCACTTCAAACATGGGCATCCATCATTGTATCTGTAAATAATGGAAATTCAGTAGATATTTATATCAATGGCAAGCTGGTTCGAACAACGCCATTATCTAGTCCATATACTTTGTCTGCTGGAAATGTTAATGTGGGTGGCAGTATTAATGGTCTTATATCCACAACATTCAATCCCACATCAATAGGACCACAAGATGCTTGGGATACTTATTCTAGCGGATTTGGAAGTGGAAGTGGAAGTTCTGTTAGTGACTTTTTTAATAAATACAAAGTTCGATTCGCATTTGTAAAAGACAACGTGGAATTGTCTAGGCTTGATATTTAATAGAGGGAAGGGAACCAAGGTTCCCCTCTGACCCCTCCTCCTTTTGTTTGTAGTCTATGCAATGTAAGAAGTGGTGATAAAGGAAACCTTGGTTTCCCTGGTGCCATCATTTATTAATTATAATCATAATTTAATTATAATTATAATTATATTATATACAAAAATTAAAACCTTTAAAACCTACAAAATGTTATTTTATGGAAAAGAAATAGATATTTTTTACATTATTTTACTTGTAATTTCAATTCTTGTTGTATACATTTTAGTTTCATTTTACATGCAACAAAAACAAAGTGTTGCGCTAACAACATCTTCGCAGCCTATTATTAGCACAACTCCAATCATTCCGATACCCATTCAACCTGGCGCAAAATTGGAAAGAGGCGCATTCGCAATATCGCTATGGATAAATATATCTTCGTGGGTGCCACCGCCATCGTCTGTTACAAAATTCAACATATTGACGCTGAATAACACAAACGCAACTCCAATAACCCAGATATTTAACTTGTACATTGATGCAACTTGTAAATTAGCTATTTCGTCAACATTATTACAAAAAATTCCAACATATCAAATAACATCCTCCAGTTTGCCAATAAGTGAACCAGTAAATATTATTTTGAACTATAATGGCGATGATGACTATATCGAAGATGAAAACTATGTAGACGCATCTGGAAATCCAAGACCGATATATAACAAGAATACTGGATTTAAATATACAAATCGCGCTTTAGATGTCTTTATTAATGGAAGGTTGAACAACACAATTATTTTGAATAATACACTAACAGGAAAACAAAATGAAAGTAATTTTGTCTCATATAATGACTCATCCATGAATTACTTTACGAATGATAATATTCAACTTTTAATTGGTGATAACACAAATGTTGCGCCTGGACCCGTCGGAACGATTTCAAACGTCACTTTTATTAAAGGCGGGTGTTCAATTGAAAACGCGCAAAGTATAAACAACAGCGGAAATTCGAGCAACATTTTAGATAACATTTTGTCGTATAAACTTCGATTTAGTTTTCTCGAAGATGATAAAGAAGTCATAGTATACGAGACTTGATTTTTTTAAAAAACATCACAGCATGCTAGCCTTTTATTCTCACGATATTTATTCAAGTGTATAAAACCGTCAAGCGGGTAGTTTCTATTCTTTACGTAATAATTACTCGACGTGTTTGTTCCCTGAAAATTTCCGGCGTTCGCCATTGTCGCTCCATATGCTGAATAAAATGAAAAACCGTTGCTCGTTATGGTGTCTGCTTTCAATTTTTGAAGACGCGTGCTTCCAGAAACGGCACCTTGTTGCGCAAACTGCGGATTATTTGGCTTATATATCGTGCTGCAATAACTGTTGGCAGGTTGATTGAGCGCGTTGTTATTGTACGTTTTAGGATTTGAGCAATTTTTCGATTGATACACTTGTGGACCATTCGGCGCATTCGTCGGGTATAAAAATTCAAACGGGATATTATCATTTACACTTGGATAATAGACGCCACCCGCTTTTTTTGTTGTTGACAGTCGTTGAGCCGCTGTTCTGCATCTAGACTGTAAATAGCCACACGTGGTTTCGTAATAGGATTGTTTCAAAGTGCAAATGCCCGATTTAACTCGATTATTTTCAGGATTACAGGCAATGCATGCCGTATCATACACGCTGGTAATTATTTCATAACTTTTATCATCATTTACTTTATCTTCTTGGTCTGGAATCATTGGAGCAATCGGAGTTATCGGGGTAACATAAAAAATATCCGGAACTGTTGGTTCGTCGTCATCATAAACAATATCATAAATTGTTGGAGCTCCTGGAATGTCGAGAAATATCTCAATAATTGCTGGGATGCTAATAAATTCTGTTGGAATAGATATTGCACCATTATTTTGAATTTTATATCCTTCATCAAAATTGTTTTCCTCATATGCATCTGCAACTTGAAACGCATTACCACCCGTCTCAATGCATTCACAGGATTCTGCGTTTGTTTTGTAAACGCTTGACCCCGGCGTGTCCATCAACTGCACTGTTGCCATCCGTTTTTGGCTAGAGTTGTCTGTTGACGGATTTGTGGGAACCAGCTGTCTTCGCCAATGCTTCAACGGGCGCGCTTTAAAATCCGGTCCTATAAAATCGTGCTGATTTATATCAGGCGGAACATTGTTTGCGTTCGGACGATGCATCCCTGGAATCACATTGAACGCAGTTTCAACTTTTGTTGCATAATGCGGCTTTCGCGTGGTCGTTAAAGTATTTGAAGTTCTAAAATTTTGTGGATTATTTATTTTTGGAGTAATAATTGTTGTCATTATTTATTATTGTTATTATTATTACTATAATTAATTATTATTATTATTACTATAATTAATTATTATTATTATTACTATAATTAATTATTATTATTATTACTATAATTAATTATTATTATTATTACTATAATTAATTATTATACAAAATGTTATTAACTCACTTATTTTTCATTTTTTTATAACAACCTCAAGCTGTGAGATTGTATAAGGACTTTGTATAAGGTACACTTCATCATCATCGGGGCTAACTTTATACAATGAACAGTCTGCGTACTTTAATTTCATTTGCTTTGTAGTTTGAGTGTCCTTTTTTCTCAACCTTGACCCTTCTTCCTCTTCTTCTCCACCCTCATCTTCTTTATCATCTTCTTGGTAGTCGGGATTGAACTGAAGCGATGTTTGATATGTTTCAAGAATATTATGAATAATCTCGAGCTTTCTCAAAGGCTCCGGATTCTGATTCATAATTTCTTGCTGCTTTTCAATGTTTACCAAAATAGCCTGAATATCATCGCGAATGCGAATCAACTGCACGTGTCGTTCTTTGTTATTAACAACATTTTCATAATCAGAAACATATTTTTTATATATTTCAAGCTGCCTATTGAATTCGGGAATTTTCACGGTAATTTCAGCAAGAGCTTCATCTTCAGTTTTATAATTGAATAATAAATCGAGTTTCAAGTTTATGATTTTTTCCTTCATTTCTTCCACTTTTTTGAACTGCGATTCTATCAAATCACAAAGGTTGTGCGTGTTTCCCAGTTTGAATCCACGACTTTTTTTTATCTTTTGCATTTTTAATAAAATAGACTTGATGGTTGCTGATTCTAATACTTCTTCTTTTATTGCAAGCCTTTTTTTTTCATTTGTTGATTCTATAAATTTGGTTTTTTTGTATAAATTATTAATTATTTTTTTTCTTTCTTCAAAATAATCTTGTTTCAACCTGAAGTAGTTTATAATTTTTTCATCATTTGATTCTTCTAATTCGCTGGTCATATTGTATAATATAACATATAACTATAATTAAAATTTATGAAAATAATTTAAAGATTTGTTGTATACAAACGATACAAACGATAAAAAAGAACAAGACATAAATTGAAATTATGGATATTTTTGTGAAACCAATGACAAAAGAGTATCTTAAAAATTATCCTAAAAATAGAGAATTAAATAAAGTGGTAAATTCAATATACAATGGTGTAATAAATAAAGCAAGCGGTCGCGCATACATATACACGGATAACTATGTTGAAACTGCATTTAAATATTCAATTCCGTTTGAAGAAGAGTGGGTTACCAATACAATAAGTGGTTTTATGTATCAGTCACAAATGCAATTAACAATATTGGAATATCATAAACTGCAATTGAAATTTACAAATAATGCGGCGAGTGAAAGAGCCGAAATGAGAGAACAGTTCATTAAAGATTTAATTTCAGAGCTTCAAATCATTTTTCCCGACTCTACTATCAATTGTGTTGAAAAATCATATTTTCCTCGTGGACACAACTACAATCAAGTAAAAAAAATGTTTATTGAAATTGATTGGACCCCATCGTCATCGTCACCATGAAGGTAAATCTGTGATTAAATTTGCATGAGTTATACCACCTTTTTCTCTATCCATTTTTATTGTTGCAGACACGTTATTTAGTTTTGTTAATATATATTGTTTTTCTTGTTGTTTCTTTCTCTCTTTTTCTTCAGGAGTAAGTTTTCCTTTATACTTGAAATATAAAATCCCTCCTAAAAGTATGGAAAATAATGCAAACATTGATACATTGAATACAGTGTTATAATGATGCGATTTTATTTGATGACATCCCTTCAAGACGCCGCTAATAAATGATTTGACGCCGGGTTCAGTTAAAAATGGTTTGTCGTCTTGACCTGGAGCACCATGACCCATTCTAAAAAAATTCATCAAGTGTTGTCTCTGTTGTCTATCTTGATTTTATATATTTTTATTTTTATAAAACACGAGAGATAATTTCATATTAATTTTATACACAGTAATTAATATAAAATTTAATATATTGATAATACAAAGATATTCCAGATTTAAAATTTTTTAATATTACTAAATAAATAAAAAATGTCTTCTCAAACAACAACAACAACACAGCCGGCGGCTTCAACGGCATCAACGGCATCAACGGCATCAGCAGCGACAACCACAACCGCTCAAGTTGTTGACCCAGCCACCTCCATATTTGTTTACATTGGAATCACATTTGTGTATTTCGCGATGAAATACATGTATCCCGAAAAATCAACCCCTTTATTTATTATTTATTTCATTTTAGTCCTTGTGAGTCAATTTATTTTGAATATATATTTAGCCAAACAAATGTGCAACAGTCCTTCGAATGTTGGAACCGCAGCTGTTGCAACAATTATCCCGTGGATTCTTATTTTCGGCTTACTCAATTTACTGTTGACAATGTTTCCTGGATGGCTTGCCGCCTTTTCAAATACAATTGGCTATGCTGTCGCGAGCATCGTAGGTGTCTCATCACTTTTTACAGAAAAATTGCTAAATGTTGACAACCAAAATGGGTCCCGAGATACATTAAAAGTAATTCAAAATATACTTAGTGACCCTTCTACTATTATCAACTCCTTGAATGAGGAAAATGTAAAAGATTTTTGGAATAAAAGCGTAAGTCCTGGTGTGAATTTATTCAAAACCGACTTTGAACCAATTGAAATTGATGATGATAAACATGATAACAGTCCATTATTTTATGAACTTAAAAAGTATATTATGCTGAAAAACCTTGTTTCTTATTTTATCTGGTATTTGCTCACGGGAATCCTAATCACATCGATTAGTTACAATTACATGCTGTCAGTACCGTGTGTGCAAACGCCCAAACAAGCACGAATTGCGGCTGCTCAATTTTTGGCAGATAAAAATAACGCAAAACAATCTGCAGATGCCGCCAAATCAAATGCACCTGTTTATAAAACGGATGGAAAATAATACTCTATTTATTCGATTTCCTTTTCATCATTCTTTTCTTCGATTTCATTTTATTTGATTTCCTTTTCATCATTCTTTTCTTTGATTTCCTTTTCGTTTTACCACCCTGGATTGAACACTTGTTTTCATTATATTTTTTCAATGTACATAATTTGTCATCTATTACAATTTGGGGAACTTCCAATGTTACATCATCTACAATATTGACATGTTTTTCAGGATAACTTTCTCTGAATGCTTGTAAAGCTGTTATTCCTTTATCAAATAAACTAACATCCCCTAAATGCATTGGTCTACTCATTTCTACTGAACCGCTTTCCCCTTCTACTATTTTTAATAAGAATAAAAACATTACAAAATTGTATTCTCTTTCATCTACTACTCTATTTCTTCTACCACCATTTTTTTTATAAATCTGAGGAGGGTTTTCTTCTATATGTCTCATAAATGCTGATACTTCAATCAAAAATTCTGGTAAAATATAATATATATTATATTCTATCCCTTCGATTCGGATTAGGTACACAATTGCTGTTTTTTCAGGAATTGACAAACAAGTTTTAAAATCTTCTTTTATTATCAATTTTCTTATAACAGTGTTATTTAGTTTTGATTTCATAGCTGTTTCTGGAGTTTGTAACTCTGTAGATGCTTTGCTCATTACTTATATAAATGTGTAATATAAAAAATTATAAATGTCACAATAATCAAACACTAAACCACTTTGATGAAACAATTATATTCGCATTTGTTTCGGTATCAATCAAATAGGAGTCGTAAACCGACATGAAATATTTTTCAAACCATCGTTTGCTAATGATATTATATTCCTTATCAAACGCGTATTTGCAATAACACTGATAAATTGCGTACAATGACTGACTTGCATTTGCGCTCTCCATTTTTGTTTCCTTGTATTTTTTTACGAATTCCTCGATTTCTCCCCTTTTATTCCATATACTTGACCTACATCCCACGTGAATCAAATACTTATCATCTTCTATAATGATATCCGGGTAAAAATGTTTTATAAGCCCGAGAAGCATTTTATCCGTCACATTATTTTGCAACAGTGTTGTCGCAGACCGTTTAATTGATTTGTTGAATAATGACAACAACTCATCCAATTCTAGTTCATATTCTTCTTCCGCTTCTTCTTCCATTTCCGAATTATTGAAATCTATAATATAAGTATTCCAGAATGTGATAAAATTACAAACAAATGGTAAATGTTTACTCGTTTTATTTTTTATGACTGTGTTGTTATCCGATAAACTGGCGGCGGCAGTGTCAAATTCCAAATTCAACTCTTCACAATGTGTTGATAACAGGTGCTGGAGAGAATGATTAAAAAATATATTTGGAATATTCTCTTCTTCAATAAATATTTTCCACAAATATGACATATTTTTACACGTTATATTATAACCAGGACACTTTTCCGTGGTTGAATGAATAAATCGCGACACTATTTCAAGGTTCGTATTATTTTTTAAATATAGAGCATGATTTATTACCGAATAGTCGTTACAATACTTATCCAGAAACAAATCGGCACACACATACCGCGTTGAATAATGAGATGCGACGCAAAATAAATCAATAATGTGAGGAATAATGTGCGATTTAAAATAATCATTGTAAGCATTTGATAGCTCGCACACATTTATAAGTCGACAATCTTCATTCGCGTGCTCATAGTATTTGAATTTGAAATGAGGTAATAAATTAATACCATAGTACTTGTAACACTCCTGATTCAATTCTTTTATAAAAGGAATAAAAGTTTTTGAATTAATAAAGTAATGAAGTGAATTTTTTTTATGTAAAATATCCCCGACGACTGTAAGAAAGTATTTCACTGCGTCTTTATTGTTAAACAACGAAGGTGTGAGAAACCGTATAACATTTTGAATCGTTTCAGATTCCGGTATTGATTTTAATATATTATTATTCTCTCTAATTCGTTTTATTATTTGTATTTTAATTTTGTATTTCCACGGCATCAACTCTTTATGGTTTGCGCTAATCGTTGTTAAAATGGAATGTTGAATATTGTCCTCTTTTATAACTTCATACACTTTATCTTCAGAATACATAAAAAATAACTCGGTTCCAGAATGATAAAAATATCGAGTTTTTGCAAGAAATTCTTCGATAAATTCATCCGATTTTTCTTCTAATGATTTTTTTCTCTCTTCTCTCTGTTGACACTGTTGAACAGTATTTTCAAGAATTGCCGGCAACGCATCCATAATGTGATGAATCAACTTTTGTTGAACATTTGGCAAATTCGTGTACTTGTTATACAACACTGTAACCATTTCCGCAATGCCGGCGCCATCACTTTGGTCGTGGATTGTATTTTCTGTTGTCGTGTCGGGCTTATTTGTCATACAAACAAATGTTATAAAATTATAAAATATATACGTGTGTAATATATTCACATATATGTTTATATAAATTATCATAATTATTATTTATTTACTTATTATCATGATTCTGAAAAGTATAAATTTATATACTTTTATATAATTAATTCAATTTCATAATGTTTCACGTGAAAAAAAATAGTTTTGCACGCAGTTGTACCTAAAAGAGCCACTGAAGGCAGCGCCGGATTGGACCATTAGTTCATCCGTTGATTTTTTATTTAATTGCGACCGCGACCACGACGCTGGCTACGACCACGACGCTGAGTACGGTTACGACGAGGAGCTTTTGATGTCATTGTTATTATAGCGACGGTACCGGCGGTTTTGGTCTTCTTAACAGGGGTCTTTTGTTTGGGGGTATTACTATTTTCTTTCCCTTCTCTCCTTGCCCGTGCCCGTGGTGCCCCTTCTCCTGTCCCCGATATAATATTCGTGTCGCGTACGGTCAATGGCATTGATATCTATATATATATATATATATATATAACATAATAATCTTATAAAAAATAATAATTTAAAATAAATAAAATTAAATATTTCGCTAAATTAATTAAAAATAAAATACTCAATGACATTCCCAGAAAAATTTACAAAATGACATTTTGTTGTGACGGTATAACAAACCTTCAATTTCCTTATATGGAAGTGTGATTGCATTGATGCAACCCTAAAAACATTTTGAACCTGTGATTTAAATTATATACATGCGTTTCAAGGTTCGATAAATCCGATGAAATATCAAATGTCCTCAAATAATAAAAATATTTTTCATTATGCGTCTTTATCTTTTTCAAAATCGCATCCAATTCATTGTGCAATTTCGTGCACATGTCATGAATGCCCGTCAACGCTTTGTGTATGCTTGCTTTTTCATGAACCGTTTCTGGTAATTCTGAAATATAACTTTCTATTACTTCTAATTTATAAATAATATCCAACTTTTCTATTTTTGATTTAATGTACATCTCTCCACACATGTATTCCGATAAAATTTCGTATATTTTTGCATTTGTGGCACCAACAGAACGTAAAACCGCGTCCCTCTGTAATAAACTCGCAACAACCAACGCCATTCTAAAAAAATATGTAAATATATATATAAAATATATGTTATATAAAAGTATAAATATAAATTTATATACTTTTATATAATTAATTCATTTGCTTTCAAAATGTTTCAAGTTAAAAAACTAGTTTCGCACGCAATAATACCTAAAAGAGCCACCGAAGGCAGTGCCGGATTGGACATCAGTTCATCCGTTGATGCAACAATTCCGCCTCATAAATGGTGCGCCATTTCCACTGGCATTTCCATCATGGTGCCGAAAGACTGTTATGCAAGAATTGCTCCGAGAAGCGGCTTGGCATTCAAATACGGAATACAAGTTGGCGCCGGAGTCGTTGACAGCGACTATACAGGTGAAATAAAAGTTATCCTGTTTAACCACGGGGCATACGATTTTACAATCAAAGCAGGCGACAGAATTGCACAATTAATTTTTGAGAGAATATTCACAAATGAATTGCAAGAAGTTGAAGAATTGGTAGAAACAGAAAGAGGCGCGGGAGGGTTTGGTAGCACGGGATTATAAAAACTACTTGTGATATTTTTTACTCTTTTGTCGTTGTCGTCGTTGTCGTTTGCTTCGCTGTCGTCGTTGTCGTTTGCTTCGCTGTCGTCGTTGTCGTTTGCTTCGCTGTCGTCGTTGTCGTTTACTTCCACCCAAATAATCGTATGGTCCAGCTTCAGGGTTAGCAGCATAATATTTAGCATTATCTTCTTTCCAATATTCTTGTTGTTTTTCTATTTGTTGTTGTCGTTGTTCTTCTATTTGTTGTTGTCGTTGTTTTTCTATTTGTTGTTCTTGTAATGATAGTAGTTGTTCTATTGCGGTTTCAAGCGATTGTTGAAGCAAATCAACAACTTGTTGTTCTTGAAGGGAATATGCGTTCATACCATGTGCATATTGTTTATGTTCTCTAAATTGTGGTAAACCACAATGTGTATACACCCTACGTTTACCCGGACGTAAAATATTATTCATAGAATTTAAAAGTTCAAATTGAAGAAGAGCTGATAAATAATCTTCATCTATTTCACTTTCTTCATCTGTGTATGATTTCCATCTTTCAACAACAGGTATTACTATATATCTAAAAACAAAATAAACAAAACTTTTTTTTACACAAGAAATGTCTCCGACTACAGCTGACATTTTTTTCCATTCATGAAAATTTGAAGTTCGTATTTTTAAATATTTATCACCATAATTTTTTATCTGTCTTCCCAAGTTTATTGCTTCTTCACAAGGGAAATATTGAAGGATTTCATAATAATGTTCAAACATTTCTTGGTTAAGAAACAGTTCTTGGAAATCTTCCTGGGGAGGTCGTGGAATGGCCATACCTTCAATTTCTGGTGTACCGTAAGCAATAAATGAATAATCAACACCGGGAACATTGGGAGGAGAAAATGTAGGAAATATTGGTCTAACGCGCCCGTTTGGTAATAATGGCATCGCATAAAATTGGTTAAATTTTTGACATGTATCTTCGAAAGGTTCTAGAGATTGTATAGGCACAGGCACAGCCGCTGCACCTTCATTTTTTTTAAATGGGTTAAACTTCCCCCAAAATGTACTCATCTTTTACTTTATTTACTTTATAATAATGTAATATTATTTTTTATTATGCATTATGAAACAAAGTATCGACCGATAATTTATAAGCTAAAGTTCTATTACTGTATTTGTCTTGTTTATATTGGTCCTTTAAAACAAATAATTTATCACAAGTACTGTGCAAGATGTTTGTCAACTGGTCTTCAACTACATCCAAACTCCAATAATCATTTGAATTATTTTGCAGCCATTCAAAATAACTCACAACCACACCTCCGCTGTTGCACAATACATCAGGAATTACTTCAATGTTTCTTTCAAGCAGTATTGCGTCAGCCTCGGCGGTTGTCGGTCCATTTGCACCTTCTGCAACAAGCCTGCAACTTGAATCTATGTTTTGGGCAACATCTTTTGTTATTTGGAGCTCTTTTGCGGCTGGAACTACAATGTCACATTTCATTTTCCAAAAATCTTGTTCGCTTATTTTTTCAACGTCTTTAAACAGAGGCGAATTTTCTAAATTATACAATCCTCGATTGTCAGTATTATATTTTTTCAATAATTCAACGTCGACGCTACGTGCATCATTGAATCTATAATACCCGGTATGGTCGCCAACTGCCAAGCACGTGTAACCAAACTGATTCAAAAAATGCATCGTCCACACGCCGACATTTCCGAAACCTTGCACAATGTATGTTTTAAGAGGAGCATCTATAAAATCCTTGTGATGTTTATTCCAATAATCAATTGTTAACGCAACACCCAAACCGGTGGAGTGGTTTCGCCCCAAGGACCCTCCGCAATCCACACTTTTACCCGTAAAACAGCCTAAATGTGATTTGTTCGATACATTGCTCAACTCTTGATATTTGGAAACCATCCAGTCCATTGTTTGACTCGATGTTCCGATGTCCGGTGCCGGTATATCAAGAGTTGGACCAATATTCGTATAAATCGCGGCACAAAATGCTTTCGAAATTTTCTTATTTTCATTTTCTGAATATTTTCTTGGATTATACATGACACCCCCCTTTGCTCCGCCAAACGGTACTTTGTGAAGTGCGCATTTTATTGTCATCCAAAATGCCAGCGCTTTACATTCTTCCATATGCACCTCGTCGCTGAAACGCAATCCGCCTTTGTATGGACCCAACCAATTATTATGTTGAGCACGATACCCTGTAAAAATTTCAACACGGTTATCATCTAATACAACTGGAAAATTTACAGTAATTTCCTTATTATGCGTATTGAGGCATTTTAAAAAAGCGGCATCATAATCAAAAGTTTTGAAAACAGTTTCCAACTGTGAATGAAACAATTCCGATATTTCACTTTTCTCCATATGGTTTTTACAATTATAATTTATATATATAATATAATTGTCTTTTAATTACTATTTTATATATATAAATGTATATTTAATTATGTTGTTATAATGAAGATTCATAAACATCATCAACCAATCCATATTCAATACACGTTTGTGGATTAAGCCAAATATCATGTTTCAATAATTCAGTTAATTCTTTTTTTGATATTTTTGTGTATTCGCCATATAATCGTTTAATTTGTTTCATCAATTCATTCAAATGTTTATATTCATCTTCAATTTCGCTCATTTTCCCCCACATACTACTACTTAATTGATGAATAAGCATGTGAGCATTCTTACCTATAAATCGCTTAGTGCAAACCACGCTAATGATAGTTCCTGCAGATGCAGCGCAGCCTTCAATAATTGAATAAATAGGAACGCGTAGATTTTTTATCGCATCTACTGCAGCATACGCATCGTAAAGCGAACCACCAAATGAGTTAATATGAAGATAAATTGGAATATTTTTCACATTTAAATCAAACGATGTTGTATGAACAAACTTTTCTGCTTCTCTCAAAAGGATATTTAATTTAAATACAGATTCACGAGAAACTTCGCTATAAAAGTATACATGATTATTTTCCCTTACAATCTTTGATTCCTCATCATCGTCATTGTCACTGTCACTACCATTGTGCTTCGAACTAACTTTTTTTTTCGTAGATGATGATGAGTCTTTCAGCATTTTTAGCAACGTTGTATTCCTCATAACTTATTGTATGTGTATAAAATACAAACAAACCTTTATATAGGTTTGATTTCAATAATCGTCAATAATAGTTTTTTGACATTTAGTTTAAATATAAAAAAAACTATTATTTACATCTTCATCACAACTACATTACACCGACAATTCCGACAATTCCGACAATTATACCTCCTAATTTATACTCGTGGTATTTTTACTCCAAGAACACTTTGTATTTTATTGACGTGTGTCGCATTATAGACGCACGTTCCTCTTTCAATCTCAGAAACAATTGAAACATCAAAATTACATCTTTGTGCCAATTCCTTTTGCGTCATTTTTTTTTCGCATCTTGCTGCGCTAACAGCCAATGAAGTATTTTTTGAAACATATTTTGTTTTTTTTACATCGTCATCAGATGCGGCTGCATAAATGCCGACGGATGCCAACGATGACGAAGATTTTTGATTTGTTGCCGGTGGTGCCGCTTTGTCTGCTGGTTTTTTATTGAAAACAACGGGTTCCCAATCTTGATGTGACTGTTGTTGTGGCTTTGACATGTTTACAAGTTTCTTATTTATATTTTATTATTTATATATATAAATTCAATTTTATATTATATTCTTAATTAATTTAATTTGTTGTAAAGTTTACAGAAAAATTATTGAAACCCGTATTATAATATTGACTGCTAACAACATCTAATTTATTACTTAATCCAGGACCATAAGCATTCAATGATAATGTTCCGCCTCCGCCATTTATTTTCACAGACCCTTTGCCAGAATTCCATGCCACACCGTTTCCAGATGTTGTAAATGGCGATGAAGCGGCGTTAGTCCAAGTAATTCCATCAGGTGAATATGATTGAACAGTTCCACCAAATGCGACCCATTTTGTTCCAACCCATGCTAAGCTTGTTACCGGTGTTCCTGTTACTATTGGCGTTGTTACAACGGTCCAATTGGTTCCATCCGACGAGTATGCGACTATGCCATTTCCGCTGTTGTCACCACCTGCGACCCACATTGAACCATTCCATGCCACACATTTTCCTTGTGTTGAGAATATTGAACTAACAGGATTCCAACTACTTCCATTTATTGAAGTTGCAATTGTATTTGTTCCTGCTCCAACAGCAACCCATATTAAACCGTTCCATGCCACACCGTTTCCGCTGGTGGCAAAAGGACTAGTAACAACACCGGTCCAACTAGTTCCGTTGTCTGTTGAAATTGCAATTGTATTTGTTCCTGCTCCAACAGCAACCCACTTTGAACCATTCCATGCCACACCGTTTCCGCTGGTAAAAGGACTAGTAACACCGGTCCAACTACTTCCATTTATTGAAGTTGCAATTGTATTTGTTCCTGCTCCAACAGCAACCCACAATGAACCGTTCCATGCCACACCGTTTCCGCTGGTAAAAGGACTAGTAACACCGGTCCAACTAGTTCCGTTGTCTGTTGAAGTTGCAATTGCATTTGTTCCTGCTCCAACAGCAACCCATTTTGAACCATTCCATGCCACACCATTTCCTGTTGTGAATGGCGATGTAACAGGTGTCCATGTCAAACTATTTCCACTTCCATCCGAATATACAATTGAATTTGTTCCTTGTCCAACTGCAACAATTCTATTTGTTGGAAAAGTAATTGTGTTGGGTCGCAATGAATTATATGCTATACCATTTGGATAAATAACTGAGTTGCTGCCGACAACACCTGTCCAATTTATTCCATCTGATGAATGCGCAACTGAATAAGGTGATGAACCGTCTCCAACTGCGAGCCAGTATGAACCATTCCAATGCACGTCCTCACCAGCATTGCTAAATATTGATGTTATACCATTAACACCTGTCCAATTGATTCCGTCTGACGAAGTTGCAATTGTAGAAGTCCCTCCACCTGATATATTTCCGACTGCGACCCATAATGAGCCGTTCCATGCAACTTGGTTTCCACTAGAAAATATTGTTGTGCTTAGAGGAACACCTGTCCAACCGGTTCCGTTTGATGAATATGCAATTGAATAAGTTCCTTGTCCAACTGCGACCCACAATGAACCATTCCATGCCACACCATTTCCGGCGCTAAATATGGAATTACTGCCAGTAACACCGGTCCAAGTTGTTCCGTCAGATGAAGTTGCTATCGAGTTCGTTCCTTGTCCAACTGCGACCCATATTGAACCATTCCATGCCACACCTCCTGCGCCATTGGTAAATATTGCGGTGCCACTTGAAGAACCAAACCAACTTGCTCCATTATCTGATGAATATCCAACGTTATCATTTCCATATCCAACTACGACCCAAAATGAACCGTTCGATGCCACACCAAATCCGCCATATGTTGGAGACGGATTATGAAATATTGAGTGTCCAAGACCATTCCAAATTATTCCATCTGATGAAGTTGCAATATTATTCGCGCCATCTCGTCCCACCGCAACCCACACTGAACCATTCCATGCCACCTTAATTGCCATTCCAGTGTTAAATATTGAGGTGCCAAGACCCGTCCAAGTAATTCCATCCGATGAATATGCAATCGTGTTCACAATACCCCCCCCGACAGCGACCCATCGGTTAGGAATACTTTGACCAAATGTGTATACTTGTTCAAACTGAGACCAAGCATCGATTTCCGCATTGACACCATTTTCACTAAAAACTGTCGTAGATGTTTTACTAAAATTAGTAGACTTTTTGGAGAGTGTTAAATCTAATGTGCTGAAATTTATGTCAACGCCGCTTTTTGCTTGTCCTTTAGGTCCTGGCAACAGGTTCGCATAACCAGTAGGTCCAGTACAACCAGTAGGTCCAGTACAACCAGTAGGTCCTGTATCACCAGTCGGTCCAGTATCACCAGTCGGTCCTGTGAAACCTGTTGGTCCTGTACAACCGGTTGGTCCTGTACAACCGGTTGGTCCAGTGTAACCCGTCGGTCCAGTAAAACCGGTCGGTCCTGTGAAACCAGTTAGTCCAGTACACCCTGTCGGTCCAGTGAAACCTGTTGGTCCAGTACAACCAGTCGACCCAGTATCACCGGTGATTCCAGTATCGCCGGTTGGCATAAAACCGGTGGGTCCTATTGACTGGTTTGCAGCGCCAGTCGGTCCAATAATTCCCATGAATCCGTTTGAACCAGTAAAACCTGTAGCACCTGTGAGTACGGTTGTGTTACCAGTGAGTCCAGCTGGTCCAGTAATACCGATGGGACCAGTTGACCCAGTTAATCCATTTACTCCAGCTGGACCTGTTATTCCAGATGGTCCAGTGTGTCCAGTTAAACCTGTTGAACCAGGCTGTCCAGCTTGTCCGACTTGTCCGCCGGGTCCGGTTAGACCAGTAGGACCGGTTTGTCCAGTTGCACCAGTTGAGCCGGTTGGACCGGTGGGTCCTGGAATGAGGCTTGGAGCAGTATTTACAGCGCCAGTTCGACCGGTTGAGCCGGTTGTACCGGTAGGTCCTGGAATGAGGCTTGGAGCAGTATTTGCAGTGCCAGTTGGACCGGTCAAACCAGTAGAACCAGTTGAACCAGTTGGACCAGTTAACCCGGTTGGACCGGTAGGTCCACCAGACTGACCAGTTGGTCCCGTCTGCCCCCAAATCGTTGATGATTTAATTGCTGACCATGGACCATTTCCTGCGCTAGTTTTTGCGCGAATTCTGAAAAAATATTGTATGCCAGGCAAAAGACCATATGCAGTGTAAGATGTTACACTTTCCGGAATATTTGCGGAATCATAAGGCAATGATGTGGGGTTAGAACACGCAATCCACGTGTTTGAAGACATTTGATAGTCAGACGAATTCTGCTGCAACTCGTATGAAATAATTGGATAATTTGTAGCAGCATGCGCCTGTGACCATTTTATTGTTGCTTGAGTTGTCATTTGAATGTGAGAATATGTTTTATCTTTGTAAAATGTATGAAATGAAACTTATATATAAATGTAATTATTACTATATTTATATATTTAAATTAAATTTATTCTAAGATTCAATCAATTCAAATAAATAAAACATTTTATTTATCAAGAAATAAGGGAAATTTTTATCAATTAATTCATCTTGAGTCATGGTTCCAAACCATATACTTGTAAAAAAAGGAATATAACACACGGCTTCATAAATGTCTCTATTATATTCTTCAATGGAATAATTGACTACTCCATATTCTATTAATTTGGAATAATAATAATGTTTTATCAAATTAAAATTCATCGAAATTCTTGAAATGTCAAAACTTTCTATAATAAAAAAAATAATATCTTGAACACCCTTTCCTATAGCACAATGCTGCCAATCAATAAAGTAAGGCTCAAAATTATTTTCAACATCATAAAAAATGTTTGGAGATTTAATATCTCCATGAATAAATGTGAGATTTTTGCCAATCGAAAATGAATGTTGAATCGTTGAAAAATTATTTTTTATTTCATGACATTTAATTAAATTTTTTTCAAGTAAAATATGCGACCACTTGCTTATAAATATTTCGAATCTTTCATCAATGAATTCTTTAAAAAATGGACAAAAAATTGAATCAGTGCTGCATTTCAATTCAGGAAACATGCGCTTCAAATCTTTATTCCAAAACTTACTATGCATTTTTGCCGCATCGTTTACAATTCTTAATGCCACATCAATACTTTCTAAATTCAAATTCAAGTTTAGTTTATAATTTTTTTTAAACAAATTTTCCAAAACAATACCTGTATTTTGGAAATTTTTATCTTTGATTAAATTATAAAATTTTGGAATTTTAACGTTCATATACATTGACATGTTTGTGTAAAAATAATATTCGCGCTCATATAACTCTATTTTTTTTGCAATAATGGACAAATTATTCTCTTTCACATTTTCATATTTCAAAATTTGCGAATATTTTCCACTGGTGGAAATAATGTCATAACTTACAACATCTGCAATATATCCTCCCTTCAATTTATCAGAATCAATAATTATATCTTTTATATTTTTAATCGTAGTATTTTCAAATATAATATCTTTCAAATTCACCAGACTACATTCTTTGACATTTTTATTTATCAGTGAATCAATATCGAAATTATCAAAATTGTTGACTGTATAATCAACACCATATTTCATCAACTCATCGGAATCATATGAAGTTTCAATACCAATTATCATGTTTGGATTTGCACCTTTTGCACTTAAAATTCCGGTTTTAGAATCTTCAAAAATAAAACATTTATTGCGTTCTATATTATACTTTGCTATTGCTTTCATGTATGGTTCTGAATGGGGTTTTCCATGTGTGCAATCTGAACTTGTAATGTAAAAATCAATAAAATTTGAAAATCCCATATGGTTGCATATTTCGCTCGCAACGCTTTTATTACAATTTGTTACAATGCATACTTTGTGCCCCCTAGTTTTCAACTTCATTAACAAATCGTGAACTCCTGAAATGACTTCGAGTTTATTTATATTTTGTATAAACAACTTGTTTTTTAGGTCAGACAACTCATTTAATGATGTATTTGTATTTTTCAACAATGTGTTTAAAACACAAGTGTCATTGTTTCCGTGAATGTATTTTGAATACATCTCGTGCGTCAACACAATGTTGTATTTTAACAATATACTGTTCCAAACATCAAAATAAATACTATCTGTAATTACCAATGTGCCATCCAAGTCAAATAAAAATGCACGTGTTTGATTTATATACGCTTCTACTGCTTCCGGTGTTCCAAGTGAAAAAACACATTTGTTATCCAATTCAATTCCTTTAAATTTCAGACCTGATTGAATCATTTCCGAAATAACACAAGACGTGTATGGTTCATTATTGAAAGTTATATTACTATCCACAACATGTTTACAATATCTCCATAACTCCTCCATGTCATTGAAGGCGTATGCGCCAGTATTTGCATTATTAGATATTTTGTTTTTTTCTTTAATTTCCATTATTTTATTCTCATCTCCGAGCTTGATGTATGAGTAAATTGGATTCTCATCATGATTTTCCGTATAAAAAACTGCATTTAGCGCAGATGCATTTTTAAATATATCAACTATATTTTGCGTATAAAATGTGTCACAGTCTAAAATTAAACATTTATTATTATTATTACTAAATTGTTTTTGCTGGGTTAATATCATTCCAATGCCATGAAATAAAGTTTCTGCAGCACCGCTTGTAGTTTGGGTTATTTTAATTAAATTAATTTTACAATATTTACTTGTAATAAAGTCAGAAAACCCATCATCATCTAATTTTGTATTATAAATAATAAAAATTTTATCATCTTGCGCACAAACTAAACTATCTAGAACATGTTCAATCATAGTTTTTTCAAAAATTTGTATCAGCGGTTTTGGTTTAATATAACCATTTTTAGAAAATCTTTCTCCTCTACCTCCTAACGGAATAATAATATTCATTTTATTATTATTTTATTTATATTTATATACTTATTAAGTATTTACAAATAAATAAAATAATTATTATTAAAAATATATTATTATTTCTCATCCCCATATTTGATACTCTTTTTCAAGTTTCACATTGTGCAACATTTTAAATGTTTTATTCTCACTTGAAAAATAACTCGGTGTCAGTATGCTCCAATCTAAATTATCGTCAAAAAGCGTTAACTTGGTGTATATGTATCCAATCAATGCGCTGCACCAAAATCGTGACGTTTTTTGTGGATTTGCATCCTTTTTATAATAAGCCTCAATCCAGTCGATTACCACCATATCATAAGGCTTATCATAAACTACTTTATGAATTTCTTGTAACGTTGTTGCATTAAATAGTTTGTGATATTGCTCTTGTGTTTCACAGCTCAGACGTCTAAGATAAATTTTTCCTTCATATGTTTTCAAAAACTCGTCAAATTCAACAAATTGAACCCCGACTTTTTTTTTATTGTCCTCTGGGTCAGGTGTGTCTGATATTCCCGATGTCCAAACATACACGCCTTTCAACTTGGGGATTGTCATATCCGGGTCAACCACAACCATTCCAACGTGAGAATAATCACTTTGTGTCATAAATTTAATAAACCAGCTAAATATTCCCCATGAATTATGTTGCAAATCATCACAAACCAACAAGTCTCCCGTTTTCAAACTTGCCTTCAACGTCTTTAATGCATCCGCAGCATCTGCATGTATTTTTTCCTCGTGTGTTGTTTGTGTCTCATTCAAAAGTTTCATTTCTGTTTCTTCACTTCCGCTTCCGCCATTCATTTTTCTGAATATATGACTATTTTTTATTACTATTATATTAATATTATTTTATTTAAATAATTATTATATATATATATTCCAAAGTTCAATCTCATTAACTTATTATTTCAATTACTTATTTATTGTAATGTCGGGTTTTTTTTCAGATATAATGACGGATATGAAAGGAATGGAACAAAATTTGCTGGGTCCTGACTATTTATATTGGAAACGCATTTTAAAACCGTCAGATATGGGGATGTCAGACGATGGAAATTTTGGTGCACTTGCAAATAACATAAGTGGATTAATTAATTATGTTGAAGTTATGGTTTCTGGAAAGGGTGGTTCTACTACAGGTGGTCCTTTAGGTGATAAGTTTTTTTTAAAAACGGGCGGGCAGTGCACAGATGTTGCATCGAACAAATTAGTTGACCGATATATTTATATTAATAATATTCCAAGTGGAAATATTCCATTCATATCATCGGGTCTAGGTGGAACCGACTTTACTGAATTTGAAGGGCTAATTCCTGGAACGCTAGGCGATTTAGCAAAACTGAATCCGCTAAATCTTTTTAAATCATTCATGATGGGCGATAATCCGCCGTGCATGTCAGTTCATCTTGAAACGGTGACTCCTGTAACTGACGGGAATGGCAATGACACCGGACAGGACAACAAAGGAAGCGACACTAAATTCGTCGCAGTTGCCGATGTGAAAAATATGGACCCGTGCACGTTTACGTTTTACGATAAAAAAAATCCAGCAGACCCGACGCAAACATGCACTGAAACATTTATAAACTCTGGATATGATTCTGATTCATCTTCGTCATCGTCATCTTCATCAAAACAAACATCCAAATGCAACTATAAATATGCAACAATTTCAAAAAATAAAAAGATTAGAAAAAATAAAAAAAAGTTGGAAAAAACAGGTTCGGGGGAAATCGATTTTTCAAAATTGCCAGACGACTTGTATGTAAAAGCATTTTATGCTTGCATAAGCATTTTTTCACTCTATGTCTTGTATCGGTTCATTCAAAGATACAACAAGAAATAGAAATCGTAAACAAATAAAAAAAAGATACGGGGACTAGGGCTTGAACCTAGGACCTCGGAGTTATGAGCCCCGCGCGCTTCCTCTGCGCCATCCCCGTTGAAATACCACCCACAGGTATCGATCCTGTGCTTGCCTTTTAATGAGAAAGAGATAACCATCAAACTTTCGGACATTGTGAGTGTCTTGATTGTGTTCGACGATAAGCCGCCCGCCATGGGAGTGGTTGTGGTAGGGGACATGCTGCGAAATGCAGTGCCTTGGGTCCCCTCTGACCCCTTTCCCATATGTGAAGGGAGGGGTCAGAGGGGAACCGCAGCTTCCCTTTGCTGTGTTTTTATATACGTACGTCGCTTAGCTATGACGAGCAGCTTCTGTAAAGCTGCTGAATTATAAGATTCCCCCGACACGTTTCGATCGTGTGACCTCCGGCTCATAAGGCGATAACCATCTGTTTTTCGGATTTTTGCAAATCTTGTTGGTAACTGACGGCGTTTTACGGCGCGCTTCCACTGCGCTACGAGGGATGAAAGTTGCTCTAGTGCCTTTATGCACCGATGCGATGTGATGGATAGATACCGGCAACTCGTTTCGATCGAGTGACCTCGGAGTTATGAGCCCCGCGCGCTGCCCCTGCGCCATGCCGGTTAAAGTTGCTCTAGTGCCTTGATGCACCGATGCGATGTGATGTGATAGATGTCCCCGACAGGTTTCGATCCTGTGACCTTCCGCTTATAAGGCGATAACCATCTTCAAATTCGGACTTTTGCAAGTCTTGGTGAGTAGACGACGGTGTTTTAGACGCTCTGCCGCTGAGCTACAGGGACTTTTTTTTGGAACTACCCCTAATATTTCTTTATTTTTTAATGCTCTTATTTGAAAGACTTTTTTTTGGGACTTTTCAAGATTCGAACCTGTGCTTTGGTTCTTTAAACTCTGAAGGTTTCCCACTCGGCCATGCGCTCACACCCGCACATGCTTACGGTAACATGATGTTTATTCATATATGAACATGATGTTGAATTTGATATTCATATTTCTAAGATAAATAATTAATTTTTCTTGTTTGTTCTCTTGTTGTTTCTCCTATTTTTATTTTTTTTTGACCTGTTTGCATTTCGTTTTTTGTATTTTTTTCTGCTTCCACCGCCACTACCAACACCCGGAACCATACTCATTGAGTTATTCATTTGGGCTCTTCTTTCAACTTCAGCGGCATCAATAGCGGTGGCAGCATTTGCATCAAGAGCGGCGGCGGCAGCATTTGCATCAAGAGCGGCGGCGGCAGCATTTGCATCAAGAGCGGCGGCGGCAGCATTTGCATCAAGAGCGGCGGCGGCAGCATTTGCATCAAGAGCGGCGGCAGCAGCATTTGCATCAAGAGCGGCGGCAGAAGCTTGTTCGGCAGCAGCATCATCGGCAGAAGCGGCTAAAGCAGCATCTGTAATCTCATTCAAATTTAAATCATCATCATATTGTTCGGGAGGAGAAACAGGAGGAGGAAGAGCAACATTGGCAGAAGAAGCAGCAGCTTCAGCTTGTTCAGAAGCAATATCATTGGCAGAAGCGGCTAAAGTCTCGTCTGTAATCTTTAAATCATCATCGGATTGTTCGGGAGGAGGAATGACATCATTGGCATCGGGATTGGCATCGGGACTGGCATTATCCTCCTTATTACCAAATAAATCAAAAGTAGGAAAATTAAATAAACTGTCATCGTCTTCTTTTCCAGCGACTTTATCTAAACATTTAGAACGTTTTATCTCACAAGTTTCATTTGTTTCAACTTTTGGTCTGAAAAAGTTAATTACATCGCTTAATTCACCTCCACGCATCTGGCGTCTACGATGGCGCTGACGACGTGTCCTACTACGTTTATTTTTTTTGACATATTTATAATTTTTTTTTGTAACCATTGTTATTTTGAAATATTATATATATAACATAAATATTATTTATTATTTGACTCTAATAAAATAAATTAAATAATAAATAAATAAAACTAAGGAGCAAATATTTGACGATTTCCTATACTTGTATAAATTGACCCCCCTCCAGATTTAAATGAATTATTTGCACCCTTCTTTTTTGGCGCAACACACCCTCCTGCACGACACCTTCTAATTGCAATATTTCGACTAGTTGTGTCATTGCTTTTAAAAGACATCGGTGCAGTTATTGCTAAACCAACCTTCATACTCCCTCCGCCAATTGCATTGTTTTTTAGGCGCTCGATTCGCTGCGAACTGTCTTGCGGAAATGATATAGGCTTTCCAACCAAACCAACCCGTTTATGAGGCGGTATTTGATTAAAAGTGGTTCCAAAGTTTCCACGCACATTTCCCGCAACCTTGTTGTCTGTATTGTTAGGACCATTCGGCTCGCCCTTGGTTTGAACAAATGCGCGCCGACCCATTGCAAACACGCTGTCATTTGATGACGGGTAAAATTGTTGCGGCATCGGATTGACGGCGGTAAGCGTTGCATTATTTCCGCGCTGTTTTATTAGCACATGACTATCGGGAGGACCATTGAAATTATACTTTAATTTAAATACCATTATATATATAACTTATTGTGATATAATATATTATGCTTAATTAATATATTGTATTTTGAAATTGTAATTTTACATCATTAGAATATTTGTTAAATTAAATGTATATTACATAAGCACGTATAAACTCAACGCCTTCTATATAACTTGCAACAGTTCTATGTGCTCCATCTAACAATACATATTTTTTATTTTTGTAATACAACCAAATTGGGTCAATATCATTTTGTTGCTTTATTTGTTTTTGATGATACTCAACACTACTTATATCAGCATCTCCGCGCGGTCTATCGTCTAGCGAATACGCCTTCGCGGCAGATTCTTTCAATCTATTAGAATTGAAGTTTTCTATTCCATTATTTGCAAACATGTACAATGGAATTTCAACTAGTTTGGATTTCAATATATGCGCTAAATGTGCATCTTGTTTATTTTCAAACAACTTTATATTTACCGATGTTGAAACTGAATCTTTCATACATAAAATAAAATAAAATAAATTAAATTAAAATCGCCTAACTGCTCTAAATGCCGACTGTGAACCACTATACAAGTTTCCACCATTGCTCGCATTATTGTAGTTCCGATTAATCGCCTGAAGTTTCTTAAATGTAACGTAATCCGAACCGTCATACACGTATTTCACATTGCATGTAGAAGATGGAATGCCGGTGTTATCGGGATGCGGTTGGACTGCTCCCGCCATTCTCTTCCACCCATTCAATCCACCCCTTAAAGAACTAATTTGAGTTGGACCACCTGAAGTGTAATTTTTACGATTTAATAAATCGCCAGCATTATTTACGGCGCGAAAAGGTGTTGCAGCAACCGGCAGATTCTTCACAGTCCCACTTGCAGCAGAACCATTCCACGCTTCTCTCAAAGTTAATCGCGACATCTCGCGGTCGCTGCCGCCTTCCGGACCACCGCTTCCGCTTTTGCCAGCTCCACCACCTATCAACTGCGCAGCATAGCCATTAAAAAAACCTCCTAAAATCATCTTCATCTTATTTACTCGTTTATTTAATATATGATAATATTATATTATAAAATAAATAATAAATCATGGAATAATGATTATTTTAATATATTATAAAAATTTATTTAAAAAATAATGTCATGATTTATTATATATCATACACAATGCAAGCAATGATTGATTTCAATTTGGAACACGTGGTTCTTGCTCTCGAAGACGTTAATAAAAAAATAATGGATGTTGAAGATGGTTATACCCTTCAATATGATATAGAAACTAATAATGGTTATGCAAACATTCAACTAGATGAAGACGTATTATTGTTGCAAGGTAGAATGCTGTTTGATATTTGTCACATGCCAAAAGACAGTGTTCAAACCACTGTTAAGATTTATAGGGATAAATGTTCTTCTATTTTGCACTGTGAAATAACAGGACGCAATGATTTGGCAAATTTAGTATTAATAGAGATTCTACATCGATATTATGCCATCTATAAATAAAAATAAAATATTTTCATAAAATATAATATAATATTATTTCCACGTATTAATTGTGAAAATGGTCTGCATGAAAAGCTGCATTATTGCAACAATGTTCATCGTTGCAATGATTTTCACCATGTACAATTCAGACAGCACATTGTCTATACAACAATTTACGGCCGTTCTCTCCACAAAACAAAAAGCAATCTATAAAAAAATTGCAGACGAACGTCGTCAAATTTATTTTAAAGGATTCGGACTAGGACTTGTCTTGTCCTTTTTATTCTTATTCTGGAAAAGCGCAACGAAAAATTCATACAAAATAAATCGGTTTTCAACAATATGCGTAGTTG